ACCTGCAGGTGAAGTGAGCTAATCCATGTCGCTGCTGCTAATCTATGGCAAGTCTGCAGCAGTAGACGTAAAAGTCTCGTGGGTGCAGTTCGATGCACTGGCGGTGACGGACGTATCTGTTGCGCTCGTTGGATCAGCGGTAACAGCGTCGGTCGGCACGATTGCGGCGGTTCAGTCACTTGAACTGAGTGGTAGTGCGGTCACAACGTCCACCGGGACAATCACCGCTTCTGCGGTAACGGACATCAATGTTGCCCTGACTGGAAGCGCACTCACTGCCACAGCAGGTAGTGTGTCGGTACAGAGCAGCAAGGCGCTGGCTGGGTCTTCGGCAGCATCTCAGGCGGGTACTATCACAGCCACCGTCGCACAGTCCGCTGCGCTGACCGGCCAACAAGTCCTCGTTTCAACCGGAACGCTCTCGGCTGTCAATACAAAGGCGCTGACCGGCGATCAAGCGATTGCCTCAACTGGCACGCTGGCGCACGCGAAGGCCGCAGCCCTTACCGGGCAGCAAGTCGCTGTCTCAGCCGGTACGCTGGCGCAATCAAAGACTGTCGCGCTGACTGGCAGCGCAGCGACTGCCTCTACGGGTAGCATCTCCGAGCAGCACATCAAGGCACTCGCGGGAGCGGCATCAACCACACAAGCCGGCACGCTCTCCGCGACCGTCGCACAATCCGCTGCACTGACAGGCGGCTCAGTCACAGCTTCGGCGGGCACGCTCCACATCATCAGCGTCAAGGTGTCGTGGGTTCAGTTCGACGCACTGGGCAGTGCGGACGTAACTTCCGCGATCTCTGGGGTGTCTGTAGTAACTCACGCCGGCACGCTCACAGCCACCGCCGCACAGTCCGCTGCACTGACCGGCCAGCAAGTCATGGCCTCAACCGGCACGCTCTCGGTTGTTAATACGAGGGCGCTGACTGGAGAACAAGTCGCAGCATCAGCGGGGGCACTGGCCCATGCTAAGACCGCAGCCCTTACCGGGCAGCAAGTCGCTGCCTCAGCCGGTACGCTGGCGCAAGCAAACGCGGTAGCACTCGCTGGCTCATCAGTCTCGACCCAGGCTGGCACAGTTGTCGCAGTCGTAGAAGGCGCAGCATCGCTGGTTGGGTCGGAAGTAACGACCGCTGCTGGTACGCTGGCGCACGCGAAGACCGTCGCACTGACAGGAACGTCGGTCACTGCGTCATCCGGGTCTGTCAGCTACGCTGAGTCCAAGCAGGCGGCGCTTATCGGGGCGGAAGTCACGGTATCGGCAGGCACCACAGCGCTTCAAGTCAGCAAGCCGCTTTCTGGCAGCGCGGCCACAACCGATGCTGGTACGCTGGTCGCTACGGTCGCGCAAACGGCCATACTGACTGGCGCGAATGCCGCAACTTCAACCGGGATATTGGGTCACGCGAAGACTGTAGCTTTGGCTGGTGTGTCGGCCACAACATCTGTTGGCGCACTATCAGCCACCGTAGGAAAAACTGCTGCATTAGTTGGCTCTCAGACGACAACTTCAGTTGGTACTGTTACGCCGGTCAAAGAGATTCTGGTCGCGCTTACCGGTGCTCATGTTTCGGCTGACGTTGGCACGTTCACTATCGCCAGATCAGCGGTGGTTGATGGCGATGAAATCCATGTCTCAGAAGGTTCTCTTGTATGCGACAAAACAATCGCACTATCTGGCGCTTCGGCGACGACATCGGCTGGTGCGCTTTCGAATGAACGATCTGCCAGCGTTACTGGATCGCAAGTTACCGTAGGGTTTGGTGCGTTCGATATACTCCGCACGAAGTCGCTTATCGGTGCGGCCATTACGTCTTCGGTGGGGTCGCTATCCACCATCGATACGCTTGGCACAATTATCTATACAGAGGATGGCGATATGACGCTGGCAGAACTGATTGCTTTGATCCCGACCAAAACCGAAGTATCAGATGCGGTATGGACGCACGCAACAGCCGTAGATTTTGCAGACAAGATGCTGATATGTAGTGCGATTTTGAGGAACAAAACGGTCACTGACCCGACAACTGGCGTTATGACCGTCTATGCTGATGATGGCGTGACACCGTACCTTACGGCACAGTTGCACGAAGATGCGGCTAAGACACAAACGTATCGAGGTAAAGGTGCAGAGCACCGAGAGAGATTGCAGTAATGTTTGAAGACAAGGTGGGCTGACGATGGCACTGGTTGCACGCGGACTTGGACTATTCGGTGACGTACTCGTTGCCAATGGGTTAGGCCGAAGTGCGCGCAGCGAAATCCTGCACGGTGACATTGATGTTGAGTGCGGGGCACTCGAAGTATCCGGCAATGCATCGCTCAGACTCGCCTCCGTCGGTCAGTACGCAGGCGGACAGCCTGGCGGGCGTCACGGAATCATCCCGTCGACATCATTCATCGTCGCGGAGTATCAGCGCCAGGAAATCGAGCGGCAGCTTCGCCGCGTTCTATCTGGCAGCATATCGGCAGAGCAAATCGGCGCGGACGTTTCTGCTTCCGGCAGGGTGAAGTCGGTACGGCTTGTCGCATCCGCCTCAGTTGATTCTGTCGGCGCAGCAGACTGCAGTGCGTCGGCAGAGTTCGTTGACGTCGAACTTGAAATGATGGCGATCCTTCTGGCGGCTTAGTGTCGTGACGCAAGACTGTTGCAATGTGCGAACACTGCGACGAAGAACTCTTGAAGGCTGCCCGTCCGGGCGATGACCCATGGCGACCGCATGAGTCGCAGTTTATCCGCCACCTGATCGAGCAATGGACCAACAAGGGGCTGGATAAATTCGGCGCGCTGCAGTCCGAGTTGTCTCGCTGGCTGGATAACAAGGACCGGCCTGGCTATGTCGTCACGCCTGGTTCGGTCCAGAGATGGACTCCTGGAGAGCTTTCGGCCGCGCGGCATTACCTTGAAAACGTCCCGCCAGAACTGTTCACGCTTGATGACTGGATGATGGTTGTCGATTACCTCGTCCAGCGCTACTTCCCGCAGGACGTGATGTTGCAAGAAGCCGAATGGTTGGCTGTTCGCTCGAACATCATGGGGCAAGTCCAGGCGCGCGCCAGCGGCATCACGTTTGCGCAGGCGACCGCGCTGATGATGGCTGCACCGTTCAGCATCAAATCCACAGAGGCGATGTTTGGCGGCATGGCAAGCCAGCAAAAAGCCGCGATGGAGTTCGGATCGGCTCGCTGCTGCCAGTACGTGACCAGCATCACCGATAAGATGCGCGCCAAACTCAAGACTTCGATCATCGACTGGCAGGAGCAGAAGTTTCTCGGCGTGCCAGACAAGGAAGGTCGGACCTCGTTGCAGCAGAAGCTGCTGGACGACTTCGGCGACATGAATCGTGACTGGCGGCGAATTGCCGTTACAGAGGCTGGCGAAAACGCGAACCAAGGGTTTATCGCATCGTGCGCAGTGGGTGATCAGGTGCGCCGGCATGAGCGTTACGACGGCGCTTGCGCGTTCTGCACTTCGGTCAACGGGAAGGTCTTCGACGTCGTGTCGCCGGATGCCAAAGAGAAGAACTGGGACACCCAGGTTTGGGTCGGCAAGAACAACGTCGGCCGATCCTCATCGCCGTACAAGAAAACGCCGACCGGCCTGGTCAAGCGCATGGACTCTGAAATGTGGAAGCCTTCTTCTGGCGTGTTCCACCCGCATTGCCGTGGCATGTGGGAAAAACTGACGAAGACGGTTAGTGGCAGCAACAGCCAGTTCGATGCCTGGCTGAAACAGAATCTAAAGAAGGGTTGATCAATGACCATCATGTTTTTCGTCACCGACATCATCAAGGGCGCTGTGCGTGGCTACGAGCGTCGCCTTGCCAACGGTCGCGTCGTCCAGGTGTCACCGCATTCAAACTCGCGCGGAGCCTCCAAGGACGCGCACACGTCTGATCTGTTCGCCCGTCCGAAAGCACCACCCATGAAGGCGTCGCCGTTCTCTGACGAATGCATGAAGAAGCCTGAAAAATGCACGAACGATCTATTCGGCGGCGAAGGTGCAACCGCCGAGCAGTTGCATGCGGCTGTTCAGAACGCGAAGTCTTCCGGCGTGCCGATTCACAAGTCAATACTGGTGTTCACCGAGGACTTGCTGAAGGCGACCGTGAAAAAGGAGATGTGGATTCCTGCGTCGGTGAAGAAGGACGGCACGGTAATCCATGCCCATCACAAGATGGTCAACGTCTCGGACGACCACGACCATGCCAAGGTCGGAAACGGCCAAGGCTCGCACTACCAGAAAGCCGCGCACAAGAAGCTGTCGGCGGAACTGAAAGACTTCGGCGCGCTTGGCGACCACGACAAGGCGATGCTGGTCCTGGCGCACGCCACCGATCTGCAGGCCGAGGCTTCGCTGTCCGCTGCTGTTTCGGGCTGGAAGGCGGCAATGCTCGCCGGCCAGACGCCGACTTCCGGCCAGAAGAAGGCGTACTTCGAGTACGCAGCTAAGTACCCGGTCAAAGTCGCCAAAATGGCGACAGATATCGAGTCGGCCATTGGCGCTGAAAAGGCCGAGGCATTGATGGGTGTCGTGTCGAAGAAAACGGAAAACAGCGACACGTCGCCTGTTCATGTCGATGCGAACGACAAGAAGCCCATGACCCCGAAGGAATACGGCGCAGCGGCGTTCGCTGCTGGAAAGCCGCACGCAGCAGGTATCGACCAGGACTTCTTGCAGGCGCACAACCATCTGCCGTATGCCGAATACATGGACGCGCTGCAGGAGTGGTCTGTCGGCTGGAATGCCGCGAACATTGCCGCTCCGGTACCAGAGCCTGCCAAGCACCCGGACCTCAAGACCGGCGCTGTGCTGAAGCTGGACAGCCAGTACGCCAAGATGAACGCGGGCGACTGGACGATCTACAACCAGAGCGCAGACTCCTACCAGATGCACAAGGTCGGAGCGACGGTGCCTGGCCCGAAGAACACCGTCTCAATCCCGAAGGAGACGCTGCACGCTGCGCTCGCTGCCGGTACTGCAAAGGTGGTGCTGCAAGCGGATGATTCGCCGAAGGATGGCGACACCAAGCAAGGCGAAGGCGGGACGCTGACCTTCAAGGACGGGCGTTGGCACAAGTCGCCGTCTTTAGCCGAAAAAGAAAAGGCAGAATACCAGGCGAAGATGGCCGACAAGAAGGTCGTCGATTACGACGGTGGCAAGTGGTATCTGCTCGCCATCGGCGCAAAGCTCTCGGCCGACGAGACGGTGTATGCCCACCTATCCAGTGTCGATCAAGGGACGTATCAAAAGAACGGATTCAACCCGAAGCAGGTTGCCGTGTGGCTGCATGAATCAGAGGTCGCGCCAGACGTTGACCCGCACACCATCCCTGGCGTTGATGGCTGGCACGCCTCGCTCGATGCCGGCAAGGTGCCGACTGTCGAGCAGCACGAAGCAATGACTTACGAGGAACTGAACGGCCAGCAGCACATAAGTGCGGCGATTGCCAAGCATGGGCTGGATAAAGTTGGTCACTTGATCGACAAGGCAGGAGAGCAGTGGCTTGCAGCTTCGAAGCCATCCACTCCCGACATGCCGTCGCAGGAAGCAATCAACGCCGTGATTGATCATATGTCGGTCCTCGCCCACGTTCCGAGTGAAGCGCTGGAGCGTGTCGTTACGGCTCTGGCGAACAACGCAGGGCTGAAACCTTCCGCGTTGAAGACGGCAGTCCAGCACTTGAAGGCGGAAAACAAGAAACAAGGCGGCAAGGTCGGTGCTCCGGTAATGCCTGACGTTCCTCCTGCTGCCGGCGAGACTGTGTTGTTCGACAACGTAAACGGGCACCATGTGAAGGTCGTCAAGACTGCCGATGGCTTCTATCAGTCGTTCATCGACGATGAACTGGACGGCGACGGCTGGTCTTCTCCGATGTACGCGCTCGACCAGGCCATGCAAACGGCCGGCAAGATGGATGCTGCCGCTGGCAAGATGGCGGTGAACGCTTCGTACAAAGGGCACAACTACCAGAAGCAGAAGGACGGCTCCTGGAAGAACATCTTGACCGGACAGGATTACAGCAAGAACGGCTGGAAGGCTGCCATGTTCTCGATGCTGGCCGGCGAGATTCCTGCTCCCGCATCGCCGCCGATGCACTCAGCGTCCTATGAACTTGCGGTCGAGGTTGCTGTCCAGAACGAAGGCGCTGACCCGATAAAGATGCTCAACCTGGCCTTTCATCCAGGCCAGAAAACGCAGGAAGGCGGGCCGAAAGAGGGCGACGTCAAGGAAATCAACGGCAAGAACTACGTCCTGTTCAACGGTCGCTGGCACTTGCAGGTTGCTCCATCCAATGTGTCTGCTGAAGACGAGCACGCGCTCAAGTTGTGGATCTCGGCTGGCATGCCGCAGACCGACAACACGGACAAGACCATGTGGGCGCTTTGGCATTCTTTGACCAATGGACAGCAGGAGTTTCTGAAGGAAAAGGCCGAGCAGGAATCGGCCAAGCCGGCAGCGTCCGATGCTCCTGCGCCATCCGGCACCTGGCAAGTGTCGATGAACGACGAAGGGTTCAGCGGGAACAACGTGATCCTGCTTGAGCACACAGCCACATCAACCATCTATGTGGGCTGGGACAATGACCTGAAAGAGTACCAAATTGGCACATCCGATGCCGATGGTAGCGGTTCTGGCCCATGGTCCGCGTTCGACAAAAACGACGTCCGCAACACGCTGGACAAGATGTTCGGCGTTCACATGCCGGATTCCGGAATGCTGGACAAGATCAAGGGTGTGGCTGCAGCTCCTGCGGCTCCTGCTGCGCAGCCTGCCACCGGGTACAAGTGGATTGCGCACATGGAAAACAAAAAACCAGGGCACAACAAGTTCTACAAGGTCGAGGTCCATGGCACTGTTTTGACCAAGACCTACGGCAAGATCGGGCAGAAAGGCCACAGCGGCGACGAAGTCCATGCCAGCAACGACGCGGCGGTCAAGGCTGCGATCAAGCTGGTCGGAATGAAGGGCGCAAACGGTTACAGCTATGTCGGCTCTTCCGGCTTCGAGCCAATACCCACCGAGATTCCGCCGATTGTCATCGTCTTCAAGAAGAAGAAAAAACTGACCAAGGCGCAGCAGATAGCGGCAGTTCCGGTACCGGATTACGAGACGCTTGATCCGCATCAAAACTCAAAAATCTACGTCAACATCTCGACTGCGATAAAGAACGCAGTATTGAATGGCGGAGTTACAGGGTTGAAGCAGTACGTCACTTTCCACAACGACGGCTCTGTTTCGGCGAAGCAAAACGTCACTGGATTCAAAACAGGAAAATGTACATCGATCTCGACGCTTGTTCGTCGTCAACAGTTCTACAAGTTCTGCCAGCAAATGCATGCCGCTGCGCTTGGCAAGTTCGATCCGGAAGCAGAAGGCGTTGACCCCGCTGCACTGGGTTCTACTGCCGCTCAATCTGCCAGCCCGAAGGACGGCGATACCAAGCAGGGCGCGGATGGCATGCTGGTGTTCCAAAACGGCCATTGGCACAAAGTTGAACCGGCAGCGCCGATCTCGATTGCCAAGTCAAAGCTTGGCGACCACGTTTCGGTAATGGATTCCTGGCCGCAGACTGGTCCGCAGTTGGGTTCAAACCCTGGCGGAAAGTTCAAGGACAAAGGCGGGCAGGAGTGGTATTGCAAGTTCCCGGCCGACGCCGAAATGGTGCGCAGCGAATTCCTGGCTGCCAAGTTCTACCAGATGCTTGGCGTCGATGTTCCGACGCTGAAGCTGGTCGAAAAGGACGGCAAGCTGGGTATCGCCTCGAAGTGGGTTGATGGGATGAAGAAGGGCAGCGCTGAGAATCTTGCCAGCGCAGCTGGCGCACACCAGGCATTCGCCATCGACGCCTGGATCGGCAACTGGGATGTCGTCGGCATGGCGAACGACAACCTGCTGCTCAACAGTTCAGGCGGCGCTGTCCGCATCGACGTGGGCGGTTCGCTCGACTACCGTGCCATGGGCGGCAAGAAGGGCGCGGACTTCGGCGACACGGTTGCCGAGTTGAAGACCATGAAGGACTACGGCAAGAACGCCAAGGCTGCGGCGGTCTTTGCCGGCGCTACGGACGCATCGATTGCCTGGGGTGGCAAGCAGTTGAACAAGTTGAAGCCGTCGCAAATCGAAGAACTCTGCAAAATTGCCGGGCCTGGCACGGATGCGGAAAAGGCCGCGCTTGCCAAGAAGCTGATTGCCAGGCGCGCTGACGTCCTGAAGCAGATGGGAATTGTCGACCAGTGGGATACGCCTCCGGTCGATGAGACAAAGCTGACCGTCGACCCGGCCGACATCAAGCCGCCGCTTGACTTCAACACGCTGAACGGCGGAAAGCCGGTATCTTCGAAGCAGCACGTCAACGACAAAAACAGCGCCGACAGCGCGGCTCTGGCAGCCTTCGCCATGCAAGGCAACCTGAAGGCGTTGAAGGATTACCACTACGACGCGGTGGACAAGGAGACCGGCCAGTCCATCGGCAAGAAGCCGATTACAGAGCATCCTTCCAACCACATCCAGCAGCAGTGGGCGTCGCTGGTCCAGACGCTGCAGTCGATTGGCTATCCTCCTGTCGAAACATTGGAGATGCCGTCGCTTGGCAGCTTCGGTCTGGTCAGCGAGATTGCCGATGCGGTCGGTTCTTTCGCGCCAGGCCAGAACGTGACGACAATCCCGCAGGAGCACCGTCTCGGGTACTTCATGAAGTTGTGCCAGATCGATGAAGGCGATGCTGTCGCGTTGTTGAAAAGGACGAAGTGGTTCTGGCAGAAGTCAGGAACATCGTTCGCTGGAATGCTCAAGGCTGCCTATCAAAAGGTCAGGAGCACGACCAAGACCTACATCTCAAGTGTGCAGGGTTCTGGTGCTGCAAACCATCTGTGGTCGCATGGCAAGTCGTCATACGACTCGACGCCGATCAACAAGGTGACGGCTGGCATCTACGACGACGCTGTGGATCTTCCTGAAGGCACGCAGATGTGGCGATGGATGGACGACGACACGGCTGGCAAGTCGATGACCAAGCAGCTTCTCGCCACCAAGCCGGGCGCTATACTGCAGAACACGGACTCGATGTGTACCTCGTTCCACGAAAGCTGGGGCGACTCGCCGCACTTTACGAACGGGGACGGCAAGCAGATCAAGATGCGGATTCGCTGCGCGGCAGGGTGCAAAGCAACGCCGACGTATGGCACAGGCTCTCTCGGCAGTGAGGGCGAACTGACAACGTTGCCGGGCCAGCGGTATCTGGTAGTCGATGTTCAGCCTGGCGGTCACAACCACCCGCAAGGCGTATTCATCGACGTTATCATGCTGCCGCCAGACACTGGCTTCGTGGCTCAACTTAAAGGCCAGACGCTGGCGAAATCGTTAAGGAGTAATTCGGAATGGGACAAGAAAGAGACCGTTATCGTGTATCGCCAGGAGCCTTCTCGGACCCGTCAAGCGCGACCAGTCTTGGCAATCCTGATGTAGTCGCCGGCTTGGTTGGTGGATTCGCCGCCAAGGTTGAAGCGATTGCCATGGCAGCGTCTTCCGGAGAGGTTCCGGGAGATTCTGCGCATGCTGAACTTGGCTCTGAGATCACCCGTCTGGCCGGCATCTTCTCCGGGCGTGACCCTGGTTACAGCATCATCAATGGCTATAACGACTTCACGCTGGGCAACAAGCTGAAGATTGACCTGGGACCGCATTGGCATGCTCACCGGCATGAGTTCGCCGATGATCCTGTCGCGGTCCTGTTCGACTGGCTGGCTGCGCTGGTTATCGAGAAGTGGAAGCTGGCCGATGGCGACGACATGCTGTTTGGTGTGATGCTCAAGCCGTCGCTGCAGTACGCGGTCAAAGTTCTGATGGGAGCAGAAGAAAGGATGCCGGCATGATCGTTGTCACCGACTCCGGGTTGTTGAAGTCGCACGTCCACGGCTTTGTGCGCAAAGACGGCACAGCCGTTCGCGCCCATGAGGACTCAAGAACTGAGCACAACGTCGGCGAGCCGTATCGTGGCTTTCGGTTGCGCGTGTTCAAGCGTGAAGGCTCGAAAAAGGCAACAAAATCTGTGTTTGGGCAGATGAAGGCTGGCACGAAGAAAACTGTTACCACGGTGTTCGAGATACTCGACCGGCATGATTACAAACTGGTCGTCAACCCATCCACCGGAGAGAAGTCCTCTGACCACTACCGTGCGCAGGCATGGGCGAATCCTGGCGGCATTGAAGACGCAAAGAAGGCAGTAGACAAAATGCTTGCCGGTGGCGAGACGATGGCGAAGTCGCACGTCCACGGTCACACAAAGAAGGACGGCACGGTCGTCAAGGACTACGAGCGCCAAGGATCGCTGTTCCGCATCAAGCACACCGACTCCGGCAAGATCAAGAAACTGAGTACGCAGCCGCACCAGAAGATTGTCGCGCCGCAGTACGGCATGGGTGGCGGCTCGTTCCTGTTCCACACGCTGCCGAAAGCGCCGCCCAAGGTCTACCACCCGAAGAACGGCGACAACGGTAAGCCGGTCGGGATCTACAACCCGAATCATCAGACTGCGCCTGAAACCTGGCACGACCAGAAGAAGACGGCGACGTTCATCCCTGGTGGCGCTTGCCCGGACGAATTGAACGGACTCGCGTTGTCACCCTGGCTGGATCATCCCAAGACCGACGAAGAGTGGGATTACGTCGAAGGGCAGATGGAAGACCTGGACGAGCCTGTCATGCATCTGAAGCAAGGACTCAAGCCGGCATCAGGCTGCATCATCAAAGAGCCGGATGGTCGTGTCTGGCTGGTGTCTCCGACCAACCAGTTCGGCGGCTATAAAAACACGTTCCCTAAAGGGAAAATCGAGGACGAGATGTCCTGGCAGGCGAATGCCATCAAGGAAGTGTTCGAAGAATCCGGCCTGAAGGTGAAGATCGTAGGCTATGCCTGTGACGTCGACCGGACGTCATCTGTAACACGCTACTATCATGCGGTTCGTGTCGGAGGAACGCCTGCGGACGTTGGCTGGGAGAGCCAGGCAGCGCATCTTGTTCCAGAGTCAGATCTTCATCTGTATCTGGATAGCGAAGCAGATCACGATGTCATCAGCAAGGCTGGCATGAAGTAAAACATCTAGATTTCGCAGTTATACGTCAATTCTGCTGTGTCTCATGCGTTATGCCTCATGGTGTCCAAGCATTCCTGGTATGCCGCAACGCCCATGAGGTGCCGCCGTCCTGTCAGCGCCGACTTTCCTGCACTTATCTCGCATCAGTGCAATCATCCGCTCGCGCTCCTGCGCTCTATCACTGTGGAACTCCGCCGCTCTCCAGCAATCGCGCAGCAACCTCAGCGCCACAGTGTCGTCGGTCGGCATGTACTTAGGGTTTTGCGTAGCCATCCAGTCGTCGAAGTTCATCGCATGCACTCCCCGCATTCGTGGTCGCTGCATGTGCAGGGACCAACCTGCACCAGTCGCAAGTCGTTGTGCTTATAGAGCGGAGTCCATGCCCCGCTTTGCTTTCGCACATCTTCAATCTGTGCGTCCATGATCGGCCCCTCGTAGCATCCGTCGCTGCAAAACCGAATCCACGCCACAGGCCGCCGTCTCGCAAGCGCCGCCGTTGGCGGTTTCGGCAGTGGCATCCATTGCGCAGCGGCCATCTTCTTGTTGCTGTGCCAGAATATCCCGCCAATCCACGCGCCGTGAACTGTCTTTCCGTCACGCACAAACAGCACTTCTTGCGCCTCTTGCGGAAGCTCATCAACCACATCACGCCAGCGCGGCGCTTCTTCGGCCAGGCGCAAACAGTCCTGCATCAAGCGCTCGTTGTAGTTGCACAGTTTTGCAAGCTCGTCGCGCTGCTCAATCAGTCCAGAAACAAACCCGCCCTGCTCAAGTTCTTCCGTCGTCACTCCGGCGCAAGCATTCACGCAAGCCACAATGCGCCGTGCGTCGTTCTTCCCGCTGGCTATCGCCACAGGGCCGCTCTCGCCGTCTGGTGGGTAAATGCCGCATTCGTGGTCAAGTGTCCCCTCGAACGGCGGCGCGTTGAATTTGTGCTCCGACCACTCCCAACGCTCTTTTGTGTGTTCCATTGCGCATCCTTTCGTTGTCAAAGGCATAACACGTCGCTCAACCCGGACGCAGGCGATAAGGCCGCCTGCGCCGGTTAGCTAGGCGTTCGGCGTCATCAATCGAACCGCCATCCAAAAACCGAGAAACACGGCGTCACCGTCACGCGCATTTCCCAGTCGCTCTCGACGATGGCTGTGCGCCACCCCTTAACGCGCACCACTCGCCGCTTGTGACCGCCAGGCCCAGTCATCCATCGACGCCAGATGATCGCCCAGAGAAGCCCAACAAGGCGCTCAAGGCGGGACGCGCGAACATCCGGCGCAGCTTCGTTTGGCTTGGTCACGCGCGCCACTTAGCTGGTTCGTTAGCCGGCATGAGTTCTCGCGTCGTCATGCCGGCCATAACATCAAACCGTGTGCGTGCCTTCGACGCCACGCCGCATACGCTCGATGGTGCGCTGTTGCAGCCAGTGCTGTGCTTCTTCCAGGTGGGTCAGTGCGCAAGCGTTCGCTTTGCAGGCATACTGCCCCGCCTGGAACCCACGCAGGCGGTCACACAGCACCGCAAGCAACGCCTCGTGAGTAATGCCATTCACGCCGTTGCCGTCCGCGTTGATCGGGCCGTTTTGAAAGCGCAGGTGCGTCGGTACCGCCTCGCCACCTTCGATGTCGTAGGCGTGGTTTGCTCCACCGTGCCCAGGTTCGTCCAGCACGGTAATGGTCAGCGTGTCATTGCCGGGGTTAATCTTATGGTCAGTCAAAGTTCGCACGTTCATATCCTCTCAGTGGTGCCACGTTTTAGCGTGTCGTGGCTAACACGTCATTCGTTAGAACTCATGACCGCGCCATCTCTAAGATCGCGTTGCTGCCGATCAGCGCCTCGTACTGCTGCCGCACGGCCGCGAACTCGTCCGCGCCGTAGGCAACGGAATTTCCGCAGTTCAGGCGGTGCGTGTTTTCGGCCTGCATGCCAGCCACTTCGCAGTTCAGCAGCGCAATTTGCGCCATCACAAAAGCCACTTCGCCCTCTCTGAGTTGCATGGTCTATTCCCTCCTGAGTTCTAACATTTGCGTCAACGCGGACGCTCCGCTTCGCTGCGCGCCGGTTACGCCAGCGTTGCGTAATCAATCGACACTGTCTTCGTAGAAGTCAAACATCGCATCTTGCCGGTGGTCGACTGGCATCTTCTGCATCGCCATCATCGCGCGCCACACGTTGAAGTAGGCATCGTGCCGGTCATCGTCCTGCACGCTGTCCTTAAAGTTGCCGTAGCTGATGCCTTTGATCTGCTTTGCGATGGCATCCGCCACGACCTTATCGCCGATCTGCGCGCGGAACTTGTAATCCGTTCCGCCTCCGACCTGGACCTTAGCGTCCGGGAACACGCGCTCAATGTCGCCAGCAACCCTGGCGCGGACGGTCAGGAACTTGTCGCGCGGCTGCTTTCGGACAATGCTTAAGAAGCTGTTATTAAGTGCGATCCACATCTTCAATCCTTTGTTGTTGGTTGTTGGAGTTCGCGGTCAATTGCCGAGCTCAAGTTGAGGTCTTCGTCTCGCTCATCGAACCAGCTAATTTCTGCCGACACGCGACGCACTTCTTTGCGGCCGAAGATCATCATGCAGCTTATGTCGACATGACCAATGTCATAGTTAGCGCCGTCATAGACTTCCTGCATCCGCTCCATCAGCCAGCGGTAACGTGCCGCGTCTTTGAGTTGCTCGATGGCGTCAAGAACAACGTCGAGACGGACCCGAATCCATTCTCCGTGCGGGTTGTCGTGCTCTCCCATCGGTATGGCCTGGGATAGCATGAGTGCGGTCTTGTTGTTGTCCATGTCACTCCTTCGGTGCAGTTATCGCCTGGATGCGCTTGATGTATTCAGGCGGGCAGAACTTGTTGAGGAAGTCGGCATGCTTCTGCGCAGCTTTCTCGCTGAAGAAGACTTCGCCAAGCGCCACACCGCCCTGAACTTGCCAGCGGTTGATGAACGTGAATTCAGGCCATTCGTGACCTGACACCGGATTCTTGTGCCACTTGGTTTTGTGGCACTGTAAGACCGTGTGCGTGCTCATTCGCCTTTCTCCTTCTTGCACTGGTTGCAGTCGCACTTCATGCCGGCCAGCTTTGCTTGCTTACCCTTGCGGAAGAAGTTATCCGCGACGGCGAAGCTGATCCTGTTCTCGCAGTAGGTCCGCATGAATGTTTTCGTATCACCGTGGTATCCGGCGACCTTGATTACCTGGATGGCTGTTTTTCTGTCCATGCGCTTACAGTACAAACAAAACTGTTATAAAGCAACATAAAAAAACGGTTATTTCTGCTCGAACATCCGGCATGCCGGGCTGGCGACCTTGATGTCTGTTCCTTGTCCTGGCCGGCTCATGCTTCCCTCGCTTTCAGCATTGCGTCGGCCATCTCATAGCACTCAACCGCAACCTGTTCTGCCCAAGTTCCAGGCTTTGTTTTGTCATAGAAACCTGATTCTTGTGCGTAAGGTATCGCCTTCGCCGCGAAGTAATCGCGCATGGTCATGCCATCACTAACCCGGTCTTCATCTGCAAATGCAAACGGAAACGCCGGCCCGCCTGTGTTTTTCTCGCTCATGATTCCTCCAATGTAATCCGCGCGGCAGCGATAATTACCGCTCCTTCTTCGCAGATGAAAAACGACCCGTCCTTGTCCGGGTTGATGACAAACAGCAGATCGGAGAGCGCGGACTTGATGGCATCGCGCTCCTGCATGAGTTTGTCTGCCGTCTTGATCATCGACCGCGAGATGTCCGCAGCAGTGCCGGCTTCCCAGACAGCGAGGCGGTTTTCGAGGTTCTTGATGATGATGTCTCGGTGCGCTAACTCTGCGGCGATGTCCGCCTTGCTGTGCAGTTCCTCTGCTGTCATTGCCATGACGTGGTCGATGTAGAACTGCCCCTGTTCCATGGCGTCGCGTTCCGCGTAGTGCTTGTTGCTCATTTTTCTTCCTTTTGTGGCAGCGGTTTAGGTTTGTACATGGTCGCCAGTTCGTAACTTCGGCGCATGTCAGCCTTCAGTGCGGCTATCGTTTCGTCTGACAGCCCATCCCGGATCAACACTGGTTCGCAGATTGCCCTCCCACCGAGCACCGTCATGGTCAGAATCACACCAGAAGCCATGAGGTGTTTAGTGCTCGCCTTGTCCAGATAGGCGTCAGCGAAGTGGTAGGTGTGCGCTTGCCCTGCTATGGCTTCTTGAAGCTGACGCTCAAGCGTTGCTATGCGCGCTTCCAAGGTTTGTTTCGATGCTGTTTTCATGCTGCATCCCCAGCTTCGTTAAACACGACATCACCGTGGCAGCCTGGGTAACGCATCGAACCGGACCAGGCAAATATCAGCCGGTTGGCGACGTTGTTGTGGAGCGCCACCATCGTCTGGTTGAAGATCACGATCATCCGTTCTTCTCCGAGAGCCGCAGCAGCATTGGGGTGAATCGGCAAGTCCAGCCAGTAATGCTCACCGTGACTGAGCAGCCGGCCCATTTCATCTCGCGGAGATTCGAGTTCAGTTTCGTTCATGCCATCACTCCCGGATAAATCTCAACGATTTCCTTCTCGATTGTGCGGCGGCTTGGGCACGCTGCACGTCCTTCATTCGTGATGCGGTAGACCGGATTCTGTCCGTCTGTACTGACCGTCGCATGCCCGATGCGAACCATCTTGTTTGCGTGGCTGATTCCTCCGGCTCTTATGCGGAGCGCAGACGCATCAATCGGGCCTGCTCTCATCGCAAGATAGGTCAGTTCTGATGCATTCATTTCCGGGGACAGTGTGTTTCCTCGATGTGTAGGGCGGCTCATGCTGCATCCTTTCTGTATGTGCGTGGAGTTTTGTATTCGCTTGTCTGCTTCACTTCATTCCATCGCATCATTTTCTGGATCTGTGATCTGGCTTCTGATGCGCTCATCCCAGAGGCCATCACCAACTGCGCTATGGTGAATTCATCAGGCACCAGAGACATAAGGCGCTTACGTTTGGCAGCACCTTCTGACTTGAGCTTTCTGATGCGTTCCGATGATTGCGGAAGCATCATGCTGCCTCCTTCTCAGACACTTCGATGAAGTAAGCCGTCAGCGCGTCGCGGATCTTGCTCACGCTGTCTCCGATACTGTACGGCTTCTGTCCGATATTCTTGAGTTCGTTCATGTGGCGCGACATGACCTTGCCGCGCAGCGTAAAGACGCGGTCGCAGTTGCGCATATTGACGATCTTGTGCGGCTCGTTCGGGCCGAGCATCGATATCTTGAAACTATCGCAGAACTCTTTTTCAATCTGCGACGATGCCGGCGATGTGATGCCGATGATGCCGATGTGCGGACGGTGTTTTTTCCCTTGGATTGCCGACTCAAGAATTTCAACAACTCGCGGTATCTCTTTGGAAGTTGGATCGGCAATCTGCGCCTGCGCGGGTTTTTTATCGACTACCGGCTCATTCAGTTTCGCAACGATGGCCGCAAGTCCAGATGTCACATCGAGCAGGTTCTGCATGACCGCATCATGTTCGTCCTTCCGCTTCTTGTCGTGCTCGATCAGCGTCTTGAAGATGGTTTGATTCCCAGCGTGCATCTGCGCGACCTTCTCGACCGTATCCTCCATTATGTCGCCGATGATCAGGCTGACCCGGTGGTCCATGTCGGCGATAAGGTTCGCGTATTCTGGCAATGCGGCCGGCTTTGGTTCTTCTTTCTGCGGCTCGGACAGCTTGTCAATCACAGACTTCTCGTCCTCGATGACCTTTCTGATTCCTGGGATGACCGCTTGCACAGCGATGCTAGACCACAGCATGAACCCGCGCGGGTCTTTGCCTATCGGGTTGACCCCAAGCGCGGCCAATACTCGACCGAGTTTTTCCGAAGGCATCTTGTCCCGGTTCGACTTCGTGACCATCGCGTTGATGGCCGACGTACCGACCAGCGTGTCGACTACGGTTGCTGTGTCTTTCATGCCGTTACCTTTTCGGCCAAAGTCCATGCAGCGTCCTTGATCTTCGCGCCTGGGCCAAACCATGCCGCGTCGAGCCTGTTGTCCTGCAGCCGACCCTTCTCATGGTCGACGTACTGTCCGACTGCCTGCACCAGACCCCAGACTGTGCCGTTGATCGCGTCCTGGCCGGTTCCAAGCTGCCCACCGTGGAACAGTTGCGTGATGCGCTGGTATCCCTTGCTGGCGCGCACCTTATCCGGGTTGTATGTCGTTCCGTATGGGATGAAGTCTTCCAGAAGTTCTTGCAGGTAGACGTCCATCTCGGTGTCGGTGATCTTCATCTTCGCCATCGTGCCGGCCTTGAGCTTGAATTCCTCCCAAGAGTTGAGCGCGATGCCAAGTTCCGCGCGCACCTGTTCTGGCTTGAACATCGCCGAGTGCGGGATAGACACTTGCTTCCGGCCGGCGTTGTTCTTCAGGCTGGCCTGGAGCGTGTTGTTGCACACCACTCGCACCGTGGTGAACTTCGCCACCGTCGCCATGCTTGCGTCGTAGCTGGTGGCGAGCAGCAGGTATGGTGCGACTTCGTCGTCCATGATCTTGGCGTTTTCTCCGACCCTGGCGAGCGCCCAGATGCGGCGACCTTCGCGGATTGCGCCGACCGTCTCGATCTGGAATCCGCCCTGCTCTGCGAGTGTGCCGAAGAAGCCCATCACATGGGCCGGCTGGACGATCTGGTAGTCATCGCTGACCACCGATAAAGGCATGCCGGTGTCGCTGCGGTAAAGCACATGCTTGGCATTCCACTCCTGGTATTCATCCTTTATGTTGTTGAAGACGACCGGGGTGCGCTTGGCTTCCCATTCGATGCCGGCCGCGCGCTGCCAGTCTTTCGGCTTCGCGTTCGGGTCTATGGTCTGGCCCAGGCCATGCCATGGTGTTGCGCTGCCGGCCGCGTATGCCATCGCTGCGGTGCCTGTTGTAGTGTCGAGTTCATGCATGATTTTGATTCCTTCTGTTTGGGCCTGGTTTTGTGATTGGTGAGAATAGTTTTGCAAGCGGCCATCCTCTTAAATGGCGCTTCCACACCGTGTGGTAATCAATTCCGTAGTAGGCTGCAGCTTCCGTCATGGTGACCCTGCCAATTGGGGTGTCCAAGTAAATGCACATGACTCGGTTTCTGCTTTGTTCGAGTTTTGTTGCCCATCTGCAGTTGTCTGGTTCGTAGTCGCCGTTGGTGTCCTTTCTGTCGATTGAATGGGTTGCTGTTGGGGGGTGTCCCATGTCTTCGAGGAAGGACAAAAAGTCCATCCAGCGCGCGCAGACCTTGACGCCTTTACCTCTGTATCTGTCGGTTGCTTCGTGTCCATCCCATGAGCACCTCGATTTCATCGCTTTCCAAATTCGATATGTTCGGTGCTTGCCAAGGTTTTCATTTAAATCAAGGCCAAGGGCTTTTCTGATATCACCGTGTGCCATGTTGATTCCTTGTCTGGTTGGTGGTGATGTTGGTCAGGCTTTTGCTGCGAGTTCGATGAAGCGCTTCTTGACCGCTTCTTCAATGGACTTATCGACTGTTTCGTCAACGATTCGCTGTATGTCACGTTCAGCGATTTTGCTTGCTCGGAACACCACCGATTCCCGAGACGCGGAAACCGCAGATTTGATGGATTCGGATACATGCTCGGCCATCGAATCCTCGACAGCCTTGCGTATGCACTGTTTCCGGTCTGACGTGAGGAAATGATTTCCCCATGAAGATTGAAACCATTCTTTCGCAACGCTGGCCGATGATTCAGCGACCAGTTTCCTGGTGTCGGCATGGATCACCGTGAGTTCTTTCTCGATCATGGCCTCGATCTGAGCCGGGCTTTTAACGTGCATCGACTGCTTTATCACTGTTGAAAGTACCGCGCGCTGGAGTTCAACTCTGGCTTCGCTTCCATCCGGGAACAGTGCGTCTATCGCGTTTCTGTCGAGCCTTATTACTGTGGACATTGGATCTCCTTTCAGATGCCGTGGTGTGCGGCGTATTTGCCTAGTGAAAACTCACCCAGCGTGGTGGCATGTCAAATTCGGTCTTGCGCGTATCCGCGATTCAACTCGTCAAGGTATGCGGCTTCTTCCGCCGCGCTGGTGTCTTCATCGTGACCTGGAGTGACCGTTATGCTGGCCGGCGTGTATCCGGACACCATGTCATCCAAATCGTTACCTATCCATGCAGCAAGTTCTGCTGCGCACATCTCATAGATGGTCTTGCATTCGGCGTATGCGGCATCGTCTGGGGACACATGGATCTTGATGGTGATGGTCATGTCAGGCATTACTCGCTCCTTGGTTTTTGCGCTGCGCTTCGAGGTGGTCAGCCATCGCGCGGAGGTCTTCCGGGGTGATGGTTCTCACCGGGATTCCCCATGTCTGGTGCTCGTTCAGTTGGAACTTGTATTCCCCGCCGTCTTTGTTCCCAGCGTCGGGCTGGAACTTGATCGCGCCGCTGATGGTGATTTCGCTCATGCTGTTTCTCCGGTCTGTTTGGAACAACTTCACTTTATAACAAAACTGTTAGAAAGCAAACAGAAAAGTTAAGAAATAAAACAATTATGTTTTAGTCGTTGAGGACGGTCAGCGTGATCCCGCCGGCAATCTGCCGGTACACATGCGTTCCTTCTGCGTCGGCGCTGATCTTGGCGAACGGGAGCGTGTTTCCCATGTTCGTTGCGAGTGTGTCAGGCCACTCACCCGGCTTCAGTCCGATGCTGGAAGCGTCCACGATGAACTCCATCATGTTCTTGCCTGGGTCCACGATTTGTTCTGTGATGAGTGCTGCGGTCATGCTTCTTCTCCAATCCCTGCAATCTGTGCAATCGCACCGGTCAGGCTGGCCGGCAAGATGCCCGGCACGTCTTCCAGTTCCTCGACCTTGTATGTCCTGAGCCGCCACTCGCCGTCAGGCTGCAGCGTGATCTTGATGCGGTTGACGCCGGCCGATGTTTGCTTGATGTCGAAGCGAATGCTTCTGTCGCTGACAACCTGCGCGTTAGAAGCACCGATCTGCTTCATGAACTCGGCGGGGATCGCTTCTGCTGCCGCTGAAATTGTTTGCTTGACGCTCATGATTTGTTTCCTTTCGCTTTTGCAATTGCGGCTCTTGCCGCCTCGTACTTCGGTTCTTTCTGGCATCCGGCAACTTCAGCCATGATCTGTTCGAGTGCCGCAAGAAGATCGGGGGCTGCACGCTTCAATATGTTGTGTGCGGCGATCTTCTTTAGCGCTTCCGTTTCTTTGCTCATGCCGTCTCTCCTTCAAGTTGCGCCATGCATGCGATGGTGTTGCGGTTGATCCAGATCCCGCTGCCGTCTTCGTCAACAAACCGGAGCCGGTCATTCCATCCGCGCACCAGCGTCAGGCGTTCGGTGCCACCGGAATGGGTTACGAGGTACTTGGTTCCGAATTCCAAGGTGGTCTGTTCGGTGCCGTTCATTTCGTGCTCCTGTTTGTTTGGGGACGACCTCACTCTATAACAGTTTTGTTATAAAGCAAACAGAAATGTTAGATAATTAAATTGTTCTGTTTTTTATTTGAGTTGCTTCGCCCGCGCGGCGTGATATGCTTTACCCATGACCTATGACGAATTCAAACGCCACCTTGGCAAAGCCGGCCTCTCCATCAAGGAGTTCGCCGAGCTTGTGAAAATGCACCCTGCTGCTGTCGCCAACTACGGGACCAGCGGGCACGTCTCGAAGTGGCTTGCTGTATCGGCTGCGCTGATGGGGGAGATGGCCGACAAAGGCGTCGACTTCCGCGCGGTGCTGTCGCGCATCGCCATTTCTCCTGCTGCGCCGAGAGGCCCGGAAGGAGAGGCGTTCGGGCGGCGTGTCGTGACGGCAGAATGTCCGGACGTTAAGGAGAGCAAAGATGACCGACCAGTTTGATCTGTTGAAAAGCCACATCGACGCCTACACGCGCAAGGATGGTGCCGTTGTGAACGCGCATGATGACAAGCGCACCAAGAAGGTCGACCTCCGTGCTGTCGCTGAAAAACACGACGACAAGTTCATGTCGAAGGACACCGAGTGGTCGCGCGACACGAAGAAAATCCCAGCCGGCGACATCCCGGATGGCGCTCCTGAATTCTCGCATCAACAGGTCTACGGGAACGCCGGGAAAACAAGCCCGGCCGGGTCAGATTTCGATAAGGACTTCGCCGAGAATGCTCCGCAGCACTTTGTCTTGAAGCACAAGGATGGTGGGCGTCATCTTGTGAATACCGAAGGCTACGGCTATGCCCGCTACCATGCGCCCATTGATGATTCCGCTGCCGCCGAAGAAAAGACGGTAACGCACAAAGAAGGCGACTCGGTGAAGGTGACCGGCAAGGTCAACGGTCAAGGTAAAACCGGCGTGATCCAAGAAACCGCGCCGAGCGGTCACTTCCACATCGTCAAGCACAGCGACGGCAGCAAGGCTTCGTACCATGAGTCCGATCTGTCTCCGCATGACGAAGACGACGAAGATGAAGACCGCGACGAAGACGACGAAGACCATGAAGTCCTGAAGTCGCACATCGAAGCCTACACTCGGAAGGACGGCGCGGTAGTTCAGGCGCACGACGACCAGCGCGTTCCGAAGCCTGGCGATGTTGGTCACGAAGAGCACCAGAAGTACGGCGCTTATTTCCGTCGCGGCGACAAGGTGAAGGACAACTTCGGAAAGGAACACGAAGTGATGGAACACGTCGGTTCATCGGTGAAGACCTACAGCGGCAAAGACTTCCACCCGACCAAGCTGCACCGGATCTAATGAAGCGCCTGTTCTCCGACCTGGCTGCGCTGTCTGCCCGTACCAACGCGGCAGAGCAGCGTATCCACGACCGTGCGGTTGAACGGGACGGAGAGATTGCCTCGCGCTTGGACGAACTCCGGCCGGCTGTTTCCGGGGACGAGTCTGCTGCCGACGAATACCGGAAGCTGACCATGGAGCGCGGCAAGGTGGCGCATGTGATAGGACTTGCCAAGGAACGGATTCAGAGTTGATATAGAAGCCACGAACACACGCGGCCGATTTATCGGTGCGGGCCGGAAACCAGACCGGTTGGAGCGATAAGACGAGACTTGGCGTCGCGCTTCAGAAATGTCCAGGTACGGGGTTGTTGACTCGACGTTACCGAATCATCTGAACGCGGACAGCAGCGTGGCAGCCGGAGAGACGGCACAAACACGCATGCGCTCTTGTCCTCTGCGACTCGCGGAGGTAAATCGACCGGGCCGGTACGAGAGCGCAGCCGTGTTGGTGGATGCGCAGGCTGATGCGCAGCTATGGTCTGCCCATCTGGTGACAATCCATTGGGCGAAGCCGGAGATCAGCACCGGTCACCAACAGCCAATACGAAATGCGACAGGCCGGCGATAGCCGACCTCTACGGCCCCCTGAAAAGCTAGAAGGGGCGGAATAGACAAGACCGGGTAGCTCCGGGTGTGCTGGTGCCGAGTCGGAAGGTGTCTAAATCCAGCGTGCCGCGTCCTGTCGCATCCCGTATGTGCCGAAGTAGCTTTATGCTGGGAGAGCAGCCGATTTGTAATCGGCAGGTCACAGGTTCGATTCCTGTCTTCGGCTCCATCTATCAAGGCCGGCTGTCGTGACGGCACGATGCGGTAACTTAAAGGAACCGAAAATGAACCAGTTCGACCTATTGAAATCGCATATTGACGCTTACACGCGCAAGGATGGCGCTGTGGTGCAGGCGCATGATGATTCACGGCAGGCTGCGTTCACAACGTCTCCGTTCAAGCATGGCGGCTTTCAGGTAAAGAACGGCGGAAAGCACCACGTCATCCTTGATGACGAGAGGTTTGCCAAACATCACGCGGATGTGATGAATGCTGTCCATGCTGCCGGCAAATCAGATGCGATGGAGTCTGCCGCCAAGGAAGCCGGAAAGAAGCACCTTGGCGTTAATGGTTTCAAAGAAGTCGGGCATGACGACGATGACTTCGTTGACACCGGAAAGGTAAGCACGAAGCGCGCTCTCGAACATGCCTACAACGCGGGCGCTGGTGGCAATAATCCCGCGCTGCGTGTTCACCGTGACAACTCGGTGAAGGATGCTGCCAAGCATTTCGCCAATTTCGACACACTGAAAGAGGGCGGCTCTGATCGTAAAGACTTCCATGACGTAAGCAAGCGCAGCCTGCAGCTTGCTCTGCACCATGCTTACGCAAATGGTCACGCCGCAGTCAACACGGCGAACAACGGGTCCGGTTCGAAGAACAAATAGCCCTGTGTCGTGACGCCACGATGTGCTGATGGACTCTCTATCCGCACTCCGTAGTCACATTGCAGCTTTCGTCGGCACGCCGCTGGCGAAGGCTGAGACTCAGAACGCCGTCTACCGTTTCCCGCATGAGCCGACCCCGGCGCAGATCAAGGCCGGGAACTACGGCAAGCGCAAGGTCGCCTGGAATGGCCTGACCATCTCGATTGAAAACGAGGCCGGCTCGTTCCGGCGTGGCGTTGATCGGGACGGTCACGCCTGGGGGACGCGGATGGTGTTTCCCTACGGCTATGTGTTGTCCAGCCTGGGTGTCGACGGTGACCATGTGGATTGCTACCTCGGGCCGGATGAAACCGCGCCGATGGTCTACATCATCCACCAGCGCAAGGCAGGCGCATGGGATCGGTATGACGAGGACAAGGCGATGCTCCAATTTGCCAGCCAGGAAGAAGCCGAGCGCGCCTACCTGCTTCACTACGACGACCCTCGTTTCCTTGGTCCGGTCACGGCTATGCCGGTGGAGGAATTCAAGCAGAAGGTGCTGGCGGCTGACGGGCGGATGGTGAAGGCGGAAGTCCGGGCAAATCGGGTAATTGACCCGGTTACCCGAGTTGCCCGAGTTGACTTTGATCATTCTCTAGACTTCGGTCAGCACATGCTGAAATCCGAGCACGGTCCCATCCCTGCCGGGGCACATTGGGTCACTGTTCATTCGCACCCAGGCGCGAAGGGCAGCCCGATTCTGGTTATGCCGCACGAAGACGGCTCGATGCGCGTCATCGGCGGCGCGGGCGGCGCGCTGAACCATCTTAAGCTGCGCTCGGTGAAGACCGGCGAGTCCTACAAGGACTCCATCAAGCAGCGCGGGCAGGCTCGGCAGGAAGCCAAGAAGAAGCAAATCGAAGCCGACAAGGCAGCCGGCATACACAACCAGAAGCAAGCCGAGAAGGGCGCGCTGAAGGAGTCGGTCAAGAAGCAGCGCGAGGAATTCGTGAAGACGGTCGCCGACGTTATGGGCTGGGACGACAAGTCGCTGGCGTTCGATGAAGAAGCGCACGCCGGCTTGTCCGAAGAAGCCCAGGCGAAAGCCCGCAAGGAACACGACAAGGACATCTTCCATCGCGCCAAGGCTGCCGTTGAAATGAACCGCAAGAATCTGGTCGAAGACCACGAAGCTCTCGCGGCATCCGGCCTGGGAGAGATCCCGCTGACCGACCCCAGCCCGGACCAGATTTCCGTTGCCGACCTCGACCCGATGCCGGAAAAGACGCCCGGCCTGGGCTTCTCGCAAGACTTCGGCAAGCGCGCGGCAGACAAAGGCTTGACTCCGGAATCTGTCGAGGCGGAACTGACCAATGTCCACGGCGCGGATGCAAAGTCGCCGGATGAACTGGCTGCGCAGGCGTCGAAGGCTGCCGAGAAGAAAGACCTGGCTGCCGGCATCGCCAAAGAGGTAGAAGACTTCAAGCTCGCCAATCCGGAAACGGTCAAGCCGCAGCCGAAGGTGCTGGACGACGCCAAGAAAGCTGCCGCGCTGGTGAAGGCGCAGAAGAAGTTGAAGATGCTCGAAATGGCCGCGCGTCATGCCAGCATGGAACTGGACGGCGCTTCCGTGGTTGAGTCCAAGGCGCACATCCTCGAAGTGTCGGATGCCGATGTTGAAGACGCCGCGCGCAAACAGATGGAGCAGGACATCAAGACCATCGGCGCTGTCGGCCTGCTGTCAGAGATCGACAAGATGGGCGGCGAGGAATCGCTTGGCGGTCACGTCGGAGCCGGCGCATTCAACGCGCTGAACGCCTTCGCCCAGGCTGCAGCCGGTGACTCGATGATCGACCGTTCGGTGGTTGACGTTCTCGGCATCAGTGCCGCGTCGCAGATCATTGCCCGCCGCATCCACAAGGATTACGAAGCCGGCGACCTGGACCGCATCCGCCAAGGTGCCGAGAATTACCACGTCCAGTCACAGAACGACATCCAGCAGAATGCCGTCAAGCAGGCGCGCGAACTCGCCGACGCCGCTGGTGAAATCGAAATGCCGGAAGGCAAAACCGGATACGACCTGGCAACCGCCCAAGAAGCCAATCACAAGCGCCGGGAAGCCGTCATGCAGGCCAAGCGCGTACTCGGGCAGGCAACCGGTCAACTGCAGGCCGGCGCGTCGCTGGTGATGGCGCTACGCGAAGGCGCGAAGGACCATGTCGAGGTGTCGCTCGGAAAGGTGGACCCGAAGTCGGCGATTACCAAACTGCACGCGCTCGGTCTGAAGTCTGGCGACTACAAGCTGGAATCAGTGAACGGGAACCTTGTCACCACGATTACCGGTGAAGGTCTGGACCGACTTGCTGCGCCTGTTGATGTCGAAGGCATGAAGCAGATCAGCCGGAACATGGACATCATCTCCGGAAAGCATGACGAGGACGGCTGGCTGCCGAAGGGCTTTGCCAACCGGCCGGATCTTGCGATGAAGGCAGAGCCTGGCGTCGCTGAACGCCTGGCGCAACCGTTCAAGCCTGGCGCTGACCTGGCGCAATCGCTCCGCGACTACATCGGCGGGCGCGCGGCAGACGGCGATTCACCCGCAGACATCCTGGCCGATATCCAGTCTGGCGACTTCCATGCCAAGTCTGGCGACCCTGAAGCCTACCGTGCTGCGCTCGACTCTGTTGCTCCGCTCAAGAGTGAAGACGGCAAGATGCGCCCGGTCGAGAGCCTGGCTGGCGAGTTCGAGAAAATGGCCGACGACTATGTTGGGAAGATGGGCGGCGACCGCTCTCCGCTGCATCGGCAGAAGATCGAGATCAACCAGAAATCCGTCGATGCTTTGCATCGTGCGCTGTCTGAAACGCCGGAAGGTGTCGCAGCGTTCAAGCCCATCGGCGACCTGTCTGCGCAGGAGCGCACTGGACTCCGGAAGTGGTTCAACGAGAATCTGGCGAAAGTGGACGAAGCCGGCAAGGCGGCGCGCGACGAACATGAGGCGCACCTTGCCAACGAGCCGGAGAAGGAATCCGTCGATATGTTCGGCGAGACGTCCACGACGCCGGAGTGGTCAGCCTGGAATGCCAAGCGTGACGAACTGTCGCAGGTTGCTGGTTCTTCCGGCCTGGACTGGAACAAGTACGTCGGCATCATGGGCAGCCCGGAGAATGCCATCAAGTCGGTGCAGGACTTGGTCCGCTCCCATGTTGTCAGCAAGTTTGCAGAAGTCCACAACACGCTCAACAAGAAGAACCCGCTCAAGGTCGGCAAGACGGTTATCGCTGGCAACTTGAACCACCTGGATGCAGTCGATCCTGCCGCACGTGCCAAGCGTGAGGAATCGCATCGCGCGCTGGTGGATTCTCTGCGCGAGCGTGCCGGTGGCAAGTACTCATCAGGATCTGTTGCAGACAAGATCGAGGCGCAGCAGGAAGCCAAGGCGGCATTCGAACAGTCGCAGATGGGTTTCTTCTCGACCGAAGAAGACCATCTTCCTGACGCCGGGAAAAAGGTTCCGCTGGGGGCCGACGAACGCCACACGCTGGGCCATGCCGCCGAGCAGCAGATCGCCGGCATGATGTCGGTGGTCGGGAAGAACTTCAAACCAGGGCATCCGACGAAGCTGTGGCAGCCGTCGATGAACGACAAGTACACGCCGCAGCAGCGTGCCATCAAGCACATCGAAGCCAACAAGCGGACGGTTCTGTCCTACGGTGCCGGCTCCGGAAAGACCGGCATCTACCTGGGCGCGTTCTCGCACTTGCACGAAACCGGCAAGATCAAGCGGGCGCTGATGCTGGTGCCTTCTGTCGTCCAGGGGCAATTTGGCGGCGAGGCTCTGCGCTACCTGGAGCCTGGCAAGTTCAACTGGCACTGTCAGCCGGGCGCGTCGCAGGCAGAGCGGATTGCCGCCTACAAGAATCCGGACCATCACTTCGCGGTGATGACGCACGAATCGTTCCGCGCCGACATGCAGCACCTGGGTGCCAAGCACGCCGGCATCACCGAGTCAGAAATGAACGCCAAGCTGTCTGCCATGACGCCGGCCGAGCGCAAGACCTGGGCCAAGGAAGTGATGGACAAGGAAGGCATGAACTTCGACGCTACCATGGTCGATGAAGCGCACCAGATCGTAAATCGTGCCGGAAAGGAGAATTCTGCTCGGTCGAACGTGATCGATGCCGTCTCTGATAATGCCGAATACCACGTCTACGGATCTGGCGATCCGATCAAGAACGACAGTTCTGAAATTCACGACGTCATGGCGAAAATGGACCGCGAGCGTTACGGAGACCGCGCAGCATTCATGCGCAAGTACGGCGGCGACACCATTGCTGCAAAGGCTGCGCTAAAGCGCGAAATGGCCCGCCACGTAATCTCAAACACTATCGCGCCAGACGTCGACGCGCAGCATGAAGTCCATCAAGTCGAACTGTCTGCCGGCCAGAAGTCAGCACTTGCTGCGCTCGACAAGTCGATGTCGAAAGCCAAGGCGGCAAAAACGGCCGGCAAGGTCGATGTCGCATCCTGCAAGGCGATCAGCCCGGACTCCTTCGACGGGGTACCGGAAGAACAGCACGAAGCGATCGCCAAGAACATCCAGGAGTCGCTTGGCATCATCAAGGAATCCGCCGCATCGCGCATCATCAACACTCACCCGGATAACGCCAAGATCGACAAGGTCATGGAACTGGTCGGCGCGCGCAAAGGCAAGCCCGGCGTTGTGTTCGCGCACAGTCGCGCTGCCGTTGCTGAAATCGAGAAGCGCCTGAAGGCTGCCGGCCATCGCGTCGTCACCATCACCGGATCTGACTCGGCGCAGGACAAGGATGCCAAGCGCAAGCAGTTCAACCCGGAGAGCGGAGAAGCATCGGCGGACATCATGGTCGCGTCTGACGCGGCAGCCGTTGGACTCAACCTCCAGCGCGGAAATTGGCTTATCCAGCACGACTCGCCGAATACCGCCATGGTCCACGGTCAGCGCAATGCGCGAATCCACCGGCTCGGACAGAAGAACAACGTCGAATTGCTGGATGTTGTTGCCAATCACAAATCCGAGAAGGCTGCGCGCGACCGCCTGGCGAAGAAGCACATGCTGCGCGAGTTTATGACCGACCCGATGGATGGGCTGGACGACACAGGGATTGCGTCTTTCATCAAGCCAAAGACTGATCAGCCGCAGGCATCCATGTTCTAAGTCGTGACGCAATGCTGGCTCCATATTCAGGAGCCGTGCATGAATCAGTTCACCCTACTCAAGAGCCATATCGATGCGTACACCCGGAAGGATGGCGCTGTCGTTCAGGCTCACGACGACAAACGCACGAAGATGTCTCATGACGAATGGGTATCCGGAGTCAAGTCCGTTCACGGAAACGTCGACTTCAAAAAGGATGCGAAGAAAGGCGTTGTTCATGCCTGGTCTGGCACCAACCACGTCGGCAATTACATTTTTGCCAATGGCGGAAAAGATTCGTCAAGCCACATAGCGAAAAAGCCTGAAGGCAACTCGATCACCCCTCCGAAGGCTGTTTCTGACCTTCAAAGCCGCCTGACAGGTGGCAATGAAGCAGAGGATGCTGGGTGGGTTCATTCGAAGTCTGGGGCTGACGGAAAGACAGTCGTCACGATGCGGACTGGCGGCGGTCGGCACGTCGACACCATGGATGCCATGGGAGATCAAGGCTGGCGCGTCCACAAGGGAAAGATGGGCTTTATGGATGGCGACAAGCATGACGTCATGGTCCACCAGGACGGGCATGTCGCCACATTCAAGAACAACGAACTCACGATCCATCACGCCAATCCGAAATTTGGCTCTGAAACAAAGATGGTCAAAGAAGCCTATGACAAGGCTGGTGGTAAATAATGAACGACTTCATTGCCTTCGACTTTCTCAAGGCGACGCCGCATGAAATTGGCGGCGAGCGCTTCGTCTTCTTTGAAGCCAGCAATGAAGGCATCGACCAGCAAGGCGAGCGCGTGCTGTCGAAAGCGCTGGCCGAGTCTGCCGAGTTCTACAAGAAGTACGGCAACGTCGACCTTGACCACCTGACCATCCTCGGCAAGCGCACCGGTTCTGGAATCGCCAATCCGGAGAACTATGAAATCGGCATGCCGACCGATGTCGTGATCAACGACAAGACGACCTTCGTCAAGGCGCAACTCTACAAGGGTGACACAGCCCTGGCTGCAAACGCGAACATGGTATGGGCGTCGCTCACCGAGCTTTCGCCGCCTGCGCGCTGGTATCCGTCTGTCGGTGGCTCTGTCCTGGCGAAGTCCACCCGGATTGATCCTGAAACCAAGAACGCGGTCACCTGTGTGGAAAAGGTGAGATGGTCAAACGTCGCGCTGTCTCGCACGCCGGTCAACCAGCACATTCCAAACGTCTCGACATCGCCATTCGGTGTCTTCGCCAAGTCCATGAACGCTTTCGTCCTGAAAGGTCTTGAGGCTGGCTACGGCACCGATTCCGCGACGCTGACGGGCGGCGGTGCGCTGCGTGCGCAGTCACTCGATGACGGTGTTTACAACGTATTCCGCAACAAGCTTGCTGGCATGTTGCGTAGTCGTGACAGCAGCATTCTCCCCAAGCGCGACCCTGCTTCGCTCACTAAGTTCGTCTCTGACACGTTCGGGATGGATGCGACAGAGGCGAAAAAGATGGTCGAGCGGTTCCTTAATGATTTGAAAACATGGAGACGCAAATGAGCGAATTCGACAAGCTGGCCCAAGACCTCGAACTGCTTGCTAAGTCGCAAGACGAAGGCAAAGAAACAGACGAGAAAATCGCCAACGCTGCAGGCGTTGACGAAGATGAAGACAAGGACGGCGACGGCGATACTGACGGCGACACTGACGGCGATGCCGAAGGTGAAGACGAGGTTCTCGGCAAAAGCTACAGCATGGAACGCGATGGTGAGAAGGTCCGCGCCTACGACGCAACTGCGCTGATCAAGTCGATGACTGCGCGCATGGATGGCATTGAGTCCACTGACGCTGAAAACCGCGAGCACCTTGGTAAGTCTCTCGGCTTGATTGCCGACATGCTCAAGTCTCAAACCGCCGAGATCGCATCGCTCAAGAAGAGTGTGAGCGATCTGAGTGGCGAAGGTCGTGGTCGCAAGACTGTTCTGACCATCTCCGAGAAGACATCGACGCTTGCCAAATCCGAAGACCCGCAGCCTACCAGCGGCGACCTGATGGCGAAGTGTCTTACCGCACAAAAGGCCGGAAGCATCACTGCACTCGATGTCGCCCGCGCCAACGTTGCTGTCGAGAACGGTCTGACCGTTCCCGGCGACATTCTTGCTCGGCTCCCCGAGTAAATTTTCATAAACCGAGTTATCAGGAGACATTATGCTCGACAATTTGATGAACAATCCGGGAGCCGGCCAGACCATGGGCGGCGAGATCGGCATGCAAGAGCTTGCCGAACTGCAGAAATCCCTTACCGCTGGCTACGGCACTGACGTTGCATCTTTGACTGGTGGCGGCGCGCTGCGTATCCAGTCTCTGGATACCACGATGCAGGCAACCGTTCAGGACAACAAGCATTTCGTCCTGTTCAACAAACTGCAGAAGCCTGGCGCAACCGCGACCATCGATGAATGGACCGAACAGTATTCTGTCGGCGGATTCTTGGGTGGCACGACAAACACCGAAGACGGCGACGCTGAAGAGGCGAATGGCGACTACGCTCGCATGGTTGGAAAGGTCAAGTACCTGTCCACCTACCGGAAAATCCCGATTGTTCTGCAACACCAGAACAACATCGTGGATGCCCAGGCCATGGAAGCCAGCAACGGCGCGAAGCAACTGCTGACCGACATCGAATACCTGTGCTGGGAAGGCAACGACATCATCGTTCCGACCGAGTTCAACGGCGTTCGCACTCAGATCAAGGGTCTTGGCTCCACCGATCATGTCATCGACATGCGCGGCGCTGCCTTGGATTCCGTTGAGCCGATTGCCAAGGCTGCCGAGACCATCTTCGGTATCGACAACTTCGGCACACCGACCGACATCTTCTGTTCGACCAGCGTTCAGACCGACCTGAATTCGAAGCTCGACCCGGCCTTCCGTGTCGCCTTGGACAATACGCCGAACAGCGTATCCCTCGGCACTCATGTGCGCGCCATTCAGACTTCCTACGGTGCGATTGCCACCAACCAGGACGTCTTCATCCGTGACGAGCGCCTGCAGAAGCCTTTCGAGGTGAAGTATTCCGCCACTGCCGCAAACAACAACATCTTCAAGCCTGCAAGTTGCACGCTCGCTGTTGCTGCTGGCACCACTGCCAACAAGTTCGCTGCCGGCCAAGCTGGCAACTACTACTACTTGGTTACCGGCATCAATGCCAAGGGTCAATCCACCGGCGTGATCACTGCCCAGCAGGCGATTGCAACGGCGCAGAAATGCACCCTGACCATCACTGCGTCTCCTGGCGGCACTGAGACTGGTTACGTGATCTATCGCTCGCGTCTGAACGGCACGAATGCTGTTACTGACTTCCGCGAAATGACCCGCGTTGCCAAGGCTGGTGCGACCACCGTCGTGGTTGATGAAAACCTGGACATTCCCGGAACCACGACCGCCTATGTGTTGAACATGAACACATCGGATCACGCCATCTCCTGGAAGCAGTTCCTGCCGATGATGAAGATCCCGATGGCAGCGGTTCGTAGCCCGATCATCCCCTGGCTGCAAATGGTGTGCGGTTACCTGCGCATCACCAAGCGTCGTCAGCATGTCCTGATCACCAATATTGTGCCAACAGGCTCAGCTTGGCGTCCGTTCTGACCTTAACGCACTAGAAGTATGCTCACATCACTGGCCGGCTATCCGGCCAGTTTTGTTTTGGTGACGAGATGGAAAAGAAAAAACGCAAGAAGCGATTCACAATTGAGTCAGCAAGCCTTGAGGCGATGAAGTTCTCAGCCCGCTCTGAGTTTGCTCGCCACTCGCAGTCAGCGTACATGTTTGCATGGCGACTCGGAATTCTGGATAGCATTTGCTCGCACATGCAAATATCTTTGGTTTACTCGGATGTTCGCTGGGACAAGGCATCCGCGCTTACGGAAGGGCTGAAACACAAAAGCAAAAGTGAGTTCAAGCGTAAATGTTCAGGGGCATACTGTCATGCAAAGGACAATGGATTCCTGGATGAAGCATGCGCTCACATGGCACCAACATACCCACTATGGGATTTAGAAAAAATCACGCATGAGGCGAGAAAGTACACAACTCGCGCGGCGTTCAGAAGAGGAAACGTATCGGCATACGTCTACGCGATGAGGAGCGGATTGATGGATGCTGTATCTGGGCACATGGATGCAAAAACATCTTGGCATAAGACTTCTGCTCTCTTGATCGCCAGAAAGTTTGTAACACGAAGCCTGTTTCATTCCGGGTGTCCTGGCGCTTACAAACACGCCATAGAGCATGGCTACCTTGAAGAAGCCTGCGCGCACATGGATCTTGGCAAATACGGATTTGATGGCGACAAGCCAGCCATCCTGTACTGCATGGAGTTCACCCTCCCTGGTGGGGATGTGTTGTGCAAGATCGGGATAACGAACCGGACGGCAAAACTCAGGAAGCAAGGGCTTGGCCTGGGTGACGGGATAAATGCAAAAGTGGTCCATGAGGTTCGCTTCACTCGCGGTGAACACGCTCGCGCTGCCGAGCGCCAATTCCACCGCGACTTTGCACATCTCAAATACCAAGGCCCGCCAATAATGGAGAACGGAAACACCGAGTTATTCAGTCGTGACGTCATAAATGCGTTCATCTCAAACAAAGGAGATCAAAGATGATCAAAGTAACATGCAAGTTACCGAATGCGTCCACCAACATCAACGGCATCGAGTTCGAATCCGTTGAAGGTGGCGTTGAGTCGGTGATGGAAGATGACGCGGCTGCTCAATTCAATGGAATACCGGGCTACACGCTTGAACCCGTTGAAGAAAAGCCTGCCACAAAAAAGAAAGGCGGTGAGTGATGGATATGCCGAAACGCAATTTCAAATCTGACCTGAACAGAATGTCTCCCACAGCAGCAAAGGTGAAGCTTGGTGATGTTATTGACGAGCTGATCGTGGCGCACAACGCTGCGATGGCGAAGCTTGACCTGGACGGTGGCGTTACAGCGACCACGTTTGTGTCGGCACATAGCGTCAAAACCTTGAGCGAGCGTTAATCCGCAAGCTCACAAAAAAGGGCCACTTCGGTGGCCCTTTTTGTTTGTCGTGACGAAAGGATGTTCGTATGCCGCTACTTTCACAAATTGATGCAGAAACCGCGCTACAAGCCTCTCTGAACCGCATGGCTATGCCCATGCCAAGTTCGTATGAAGCGGGCTTCCTATGGTCGCAGTACAAAGCCGCAGAGGCGGATGCGTCGCGTCAGTTGCGCGTGCTGTTCGAGCCGACGCAGATATTTGCTGGCGACCCGACAGATGACGAAATAGCCGCGCTGACTACGGTGAGCGATGGCCCGGAGCCGGTCACCACGACCGTCCCACATCTGGTCGAGGCTGCGTATGACTACGAGCCAGATATGTTCCAGAACGACAAGTGGGGCTTTATCGTAACTCGCCAGAAGCCGATCATCGCCGTGCAAAGCATTCAGATGGTTTTCCCCGCTGTCGCATCGCACCCGTTCGACATCGCCGCCGACTGGATACGCATGGATCGCAAATACGGACAAATTCGCATCGTACCGACCGGCGCATCGATGGCGACGCCGATTGCCATGCACCTGATGCAGATCATTGGCGGCGGGCGATCTGTTCCGCACATGGTCAGGATTCGCTATACGGCTGGATTGACTGATGCCGTGAACAACTATCCGGACCTGCTGGATGTCATCAAGAAGATGGCGCTGCTGCGCATCATTGACGGCATGTTCTTCCCGCAGTCTGGTTCTATTTCTGCGGATGGGTTGTCTCAGAGCACTTCTGTTGATACCCAGAAGTTGCACGATGGCATCGATGACAAGCTGGACGCGTTGCGGGATGCGATCCACGGTATCAGGTGCATGTTCGTATGATTGAAGACCAAGACAACGGGACATTCCGCGATGTCATGGACGAGTGCGACCAGGCCCAGTTCAGGGAGGCGCTTGACCTTAAACAAGCACTCGAAGCGCAAAAGCTACGGCGCGAACCATTGCAAGTGTTTTGTCAGGCATGCGAGTTCAGTCATCACGGACAGCAGATGAAGAGTTGCGATGCCTTCCCGGATTGCCTACAAGACTGGCAGAAGCGTGTTGATGCAAGGGCAAGAAATGGATCAAGATAACCGGCTGGTACTTTCCCCAGGCGACCTATTTGTCCGTGACGGAATCGTCTATCGTTACCTTGGGAATGGGATTGCAGAACCAGTCGAGACGTTGACCAAGCGTTTCGACATGGAAGATGCTCGCCCATTGGGGGTCGCAAGTTGAAGTTATCACCGATTGCCTTCAATGGATTTCTGGCTGGAATCGGGCAGGACACGCTATGGAGCAAGTCAGATGCTTGTCCGTGCGTTTCTCCCCATTCCGGCGCTGCCAGCACGACATGCCCACACTGTGCCGGCAAAGGCCGCATTTGGCAGACTTCAGTCGCTGGACGTGTCGGCGTATCGAGCATGCATTCAAAGCGTCAATATGCCGCCTTTGGCATATTTGAGGCGGGCGACCTGTTGTTGACGCTGCCGTCTGACTCTCCGCTGTATGCGATGGGCCAATTCGACATTGTTCGGCTGATTGAAGCAACCCAGCCATTCAGCGTAATCTTGGAGAGAGGCGTTCTGGATGACATCCAGTTCACGCCAGACTCAATTGATCGCGTTTTTTGGATCAGTGGCGCGACGATTGTGGACTCAACGGCGCGTGCAATCGTTAATTCACAGATTGACTGGGGTGTCGATCCGCAGCCGGCAGCGGGAACAAAATACACGGTGACTGGTCGTTGGAATCCGGACTATTTCGTCTTTCAGGAACTCCCGACAGAGCGTGCTCACCATGGTGGATTGCCGTTACCCAGGCGGGTTGTCGTCAGGCGATTTGACCTGTTCGGTCGGTGATGCAAGCCACATTCAAAGTCGACATTGACCTGACGCACCTTGGTGCTCTGGCTGATGTCATGCTTCAGGACGTGATGCAGTCGGTTTCGAATGCAGTCGAAAAGACGGCGGCAGAAACTGCGACGGCATGGCAACTCGCCATATATCACGCGCCTGGCGTGCGTGAGGATGGGAAGAAGGCAGCAATCGACTCGATTAAGTGGCGGATGACCGGAAACACATCGGCGCTTGTATCGAGTGAAGACAAAACTGTTTCTGGCATAGAGTCTGGCTTCCCTGAGCGGGACTTGAAGGTCATGCTGCAGACATCGCAGCGCACGCGGCAGACCAAGGCCGGCAAGAAGTACCTGATCATCCCGTTTCGTCACAATACGCCCGGCCATGGCGCGCTGGCGCTGGCTATGCCGAAGCATGTTTACGATCAGGCAAAGAAGCTCGTTCAGTCTTCTGTTATCGGAAAGAAGACACGATTGTCCGCTACCGGCGCGACCGTGCCGCAGAGTGTCTACAAGTGGGGCGGTAGATTGCCGGCTGGCCTGACTCAAAAGCTGAAGCCTCACCACACGACAGACATTCATGCCGGCATGGTTCGTTTCAACACGTCAACAGGTAAGTCGAAGTCGTCCGCCTATCTGACCTTCCGCGTCATGCGAGAGGATCAGACTGGGAAGTGGATAGTGCGCGCCACACCTGGGTTGAACATCGCGCGAGACCTGGCGAGCGGAGTGGAGCAGAAGTTCATGCAGAACTTCGCTCAGATGGTTGTATTGCCTTAGCTGGTCGTGACGGCATGATTCTGTCATGCCTTCAATCTGGTTCACTGACCCACTTCCTATCGGGAATGCCGTTCGGCTTTTCCTGCGCCCGCCGTCTGGCGCGGTGAATTGGGTGTTGCTGCGCAAAAAAACAAACGACATCGTCGCGCACAATGACCCGACCGCGTCTGTCATCCATTCCGGAACCGAGCTAGTGGTTCTGGATGACTCTGCGCTGGTCAATGGAACGACCTACTTCTACCAGCCGTTCTTCTTTGATGGAACGTCCTGGACGACGGAGACGGCGACGAGCGTGGTCCCAGCGTCCACTTACACGATTGATTTCCCGGACCCGCTTTCTGTCATGCGCGACCGTCTCGACTACGGACTGCAGGATTCGATTGCGCGCGGACGGATGACGCACTCACGCGGGAAAATTCAGGTATTGAATTCGCCGCCTCTTGCGTCTGATGTTGCGTGGCCTGTTGTGACGGTCGAGTTCGCCGGGGGTGCGCCTGATGCAAACAGTGTTGGCGCGCAGATAGGGCAGGGCGACGCGATTTCTTTTGATCAAGGCGACGAGGACGGCTGGATCAGCAGGGTATCGCTGCACATTGTCGGGTGGGCATTGAATCCGGATGAGCGCATCACGCTGCGCCGGGAGATTGAGCGCATCGTGGTCGCAAACATCCCGCTTTTCAATGCCAACGGAATGTATGAAGTGACCTTCTCCCCGTCTGCTGACTCGAATGATTACGAGAGCTATAGCGCGCCTGTGTACATGACGTCCTCGCAGTTTTCGTGCGTGACAACCTCAAACGTCGTTGGCAACAGCGATTACTTGACGATTTCGGATATCCCGGTCGTCGCCACAGCAATCAATCCGTAAGGAGATAAAGCAATGAGCAAATCGGAAGGAAAAGCCGACGTCAAGAACCCCGTCGATGAAATCGCGGCGGAATCACTGACGTTGGACGAGTTCTGCGCACGCCTGTCGAAGACCGACAAGCGCGTGGAACTGATCGGCGGTTTTTTCGCCGATGCAAAAAAACGCGGGCATAACAAGGACGTTGACGTGGGCTTCCTCCGCGCCTTCGCCGAGTACGCTGACCGCCCTGTAAACTGATCGGGAGCATGAAATGAGCGTATTTTTCAACGGACGACTGCTGGTTTCTCCCGCAACTTCCTCGCTGGTGGATGATTCCGCCATGCGCAACAAAAACCTGACTGTGGCGAATGTCCTTGCCCTGGTTGGAACTTCAGAAGGTGGCGCACCGAACACGCCGCTCAAGTTTGGATCGCCCAGCGAAGCTCGCGCCATGCTGCGCAGCGGTCCTCTGTTGGATGCGGTTGAGCGCGCCTTTGACCCGTCTCCGCAGACCTTCGCGCCGAGTACGGTCATGGCTGTTCGCGCTAACCCTGCCGTGCAGGCTGCGCTGATGCTGAAGGCCAGCGCCACCAACATCATCAACCTGCAATCCACCGATTACGGACTGTGGACCAACGAGATAAAGGCCAAGGTCGAGACTGCCACCAACAAGGGCAAGCGTCTGAGTACGCAAGTCGGCAACGACTACTACAGCCAGGATGACGTTTACCGCGACGCCTTCTCGGTGCATTACACCGGCGCACAAGCGACCTCCCGCATGAGCATCACCGGCACCACGTTGACGCTGGAAGCGCCGAACTCAACAGTCGTTGCCACGATCGACCTCGCCACCTACAACAGCGTGCGCAAACTGGTTGACCGCATCAATTCGGTGTCCAGCTTCACCGCTGTGGTGCTCGATGGCAATGATGAAAAAGTGGTTTTGAACGGTCTTGATTACGCCAGCAACGTCGACGTCAAGACCGCCACCGTCACCGCCACCGCTAACCTGCAAGCGATTGTTGACTGGTTCAACGGCTACGGCGAGGGCTACGTCACCGCCACCAGACAGGCCAGCGTCGGCGTCGTGCCGGATAACGTCGCCTGGACCTACCTGGCTGGCGGTTCCAATGGCACCACGACATCGACCGAATGGGCAGCCGCTTTCACCACGTTGCAATCGGAAGATGTGCAATGGGTAGTGCCGCTGACATCGGATGTCAGTATTCATGCCCAGGCCGACACGCATTGCACGTTCATGTCCAACGTTGCCCGCATGGAACGTCGTTGCCTTGTCGGTGGCGCTGCAGGCCAGACAATCGCCGAAGCCAAGGCGGCAGCCAAGGCGCTGAACAGCGATCGCACCAGCCAGTGCTACCCCGGCTTCTACGACTACGACAATGTCGGCGCGCTGACGCTGTATCCCAGCTACATGACTGCTGCGATGGTCGCGGCGGCGTTCGCAGGCAGCAATCCTGGCACATCGTTGACGAACAAGGCGCTGAAGGTACGCGGCATGGAAACCAAACTGCGTAACCCGACCGATACCGACGACCTGATCCTGTCCGGCGTGCTGTGTATCGAAGAAACGGCGCGCGGCTACAAGGTGGTGAAGTCGATCAGCACCTGGCGCATCAACGACAACTACAACCGGGTCGAAGTCTCCACCGGCTTCGCGGTCGACTTCACTGCGCGCAATGTCCGCAACGCGGTAGACGATCTGCGTGGCTCCAAGGGAACGCCGGCAATCCTGGCGGAAGCAGGCGCTCGCGTCGAATCGACCTTGCGCGAACTGGCGCGACCGGAACCGATGGGACCGGGCGTACTGGCGGGCGACGAAATCAATCCGGCCTACAAAAACATCCAGGTTTCGCTGGATGGCGATGTGATGCGGATTGAGTTCGAGTGCAGCCCGGTGATTCCGCTGAACTACATCCTCTGCGTGCTGCACGCCGTGCCCTACTCGGGGTCTGTCTCTGTGTAACCAGCGCAATTCGCAGCAACCAACGGGCCGCACAACGCGGCCCGTTTTGCTTTAGTCGTGACGCAATTCTTGACGGTATCGAAAAGACCCTGATACCCAAGGAGACCGCATCATGGCAACTACCCGCGCAAATGCCCGCACCGGCAACCGCGTTATCGTCAAACTCGACGGCACCACAGTCGGCATGGCGCAATCCTGCCGCTCGTCTGACGGATACGGCATGGAAGGAGCCAGTGGCATTGGTGATATCCATGTCCAGGAATTCGTCCCGACCGTAGCGAACCATACCCTGTCGCTGACTCAGTTGAAGTTCAAGAACGCCAGTCTGCAAGGTGCCGGCCTGATCCCGGAAAACGGCGACGCAGCGCTGAAAGGCGTCGAGTTCGACATTCTGATCCAGGACAAGGACGACGGTTCGGTGCTGCGCAAGTACATCGGCTGCGTCTTCGACTCCGGCGACATCGACGTGCAGAAGCACCAGATCGTATCCGGCACCGCGCAGTTCAAGGCGCGCGACGTCCAGGGCACCGGGTTCTGATCATGCTGGAAACGCTACTGGGAGGTTTGCTCGGCGGTGTCTTCCGGCTCGCTCCGGAAGTCTTCAAGATGCTTGATGCCAAGAACGAGCGCAAGCACGAACTGGCGATGCAGGACAAGGCGCTTGAATTCGAGAAGACGCGCGGCGCACAGAAGATGGCTGAGATTGGCGCGGCCGCAGATTCTGCCTGGAACACTGGGGCAATGGGTGCATTGGTCGAGTCGATCAAGGGTCAGTCTGAGAAGTCTGGTGTCAAGTGGGCTGATGCGTTGTCCACCATCATGCGGCCGATCATCACCCTGCAATGGGTGGTGGTTCTCTATCCGGCTGCCATGATTGCCGCATTCAGCCTGGCCGTAAGTTCCGGCACGCCGCCGTTGATTGCGCTGGCGAATACATTCGGGCCAGAAGAGAAGGCAATTGCGTCTGCAATCCTGAATTTTTGGTTCCTCGGTAGAGTTCTCGAAAAAGGCTCTAAGTGATGGGCGGCGATGGTTCCTGACGCCGCTGTCCTGCTTGCCGTCAAGTTCGAGGGCTTGGCTCGCCTCGGGCGCGATGGGTTGATTTACCCCTATCGTTGCCCGGCCGGCGTGCCGACTATTGGGGTTGGCAGCACTCGCTACAACGACGGTCGTCGCGTGCAGATGAACGACACGCCGATCACCAAGGCGCAGGCCGATTCCATGCTGATGCATGAACTGGAATCCTGCGCGCAGTCGGTGCTTCGCCTGTGTCCTGTCGTTCACGATCAGCCATTCAAGTTCGCCGCGCTGATCGACTTCGCTTACAACCTTGGCGCTGGTCAACTTCAAATATCAACCCTTCGGCGTCGCGTCAATCAGCGTGACTGGACTGCTGCTGCTTTCGAGATACGGCGATGGAACAAGGCGGGCGGCAAGGTGCTGGCCGGGCTTGTAGTCAGGCGAGAGGCCGAAGCACAACTACTACTGAGGAAAACATGAGCAACGAGCGCCAACACACCATCGAGGTGCCGAATGTCGGCACTTTCACTTTCCGCCGACGCGTCATGCGCGACGAGTTCAAGATCGGCGCGGAGTATTCGCGGCTGACCGAAGGCGTCGCCACCCCGTCGCAATGGCTGGATATGTTCGCCACCGCGTTCTCGACGCTGAAGACCTTGACCGCTGAAGCGCCGGCCGGCTGGAACCTGGACGAGATGGAGCCCGACGACAACGACACCTACCGCAAAATCCTGGAGGTCTACGGCGCGCTACGTGCCGCAGAGGCCCGATTTCGATCTGGAAGTGGAGCGTCTGTCGAAGGTAGCGGGGCGGGAGCAGGCGGGAACCATACCGCTGTGGTATCGCCGCCAGTTCAACCTGCCGGCCAATGATCCGCGCTACCTTGACCTGACCATCGGTGAAATCCTCACCGAGTATTGGTCGCAGCACTATGACGATCTGCACCGGGCCGGCAAGCTTGAAGACGACTTCGAGAATCCTGATTTTGACGAAGATTTCGAACGGTTCATGAACGGCGACGATGGCGATTGGGAGGAAGTGTAAATGAGCCAGAACGTTTCAATCGGTATCAACGCGCAGCCGAACCAGGCTGTCAACGCGTTCAAGCAAATCATGGACGAGGCTCGCCGCCTCGGGCTTGAAGTCAAAAAGATGTCGGACCTGGACATGCTGCCTGGGCTTGACGCAGCCAAGCAGCACGTCCGCGACATCAACGCCGGCATGCAGCAGATGTACTCGACCGCCGTGCGCGGCAACGCCGCCGCTGCGCTGCGTTCTGGCCGGCAGGCTGGCCTGTACAGCGACGCCATTTCATGGCACCAGAACGTAGGACGTCAATTCCCGGATCAACACGCGCAGCAACGGCACATCGACTCGGTGTTATCGCAAGCCGGAAACATCGCTGCGATGAGCGGCGGTGTCGGAGGTGGTGGTAGTGGTCACGGTCCTGGCGGTCCTGGCTGGTACGGTGGTCCAGGCATGGGTGCAGCGCTGGGTGGCTTGATGAGCGGCAACATCGGCGGCATCGCGGGAGGCGCGATGGGTGGTCTGGCTGGTGGTCCGATCGGTGCCATGATAGGCGCGGCCATCGGCGGCAAGCTACAGGCTGCTGCCAGCAAATACGCCGAACAGTCAATGCAGGAAGCGTTCGGCATGTCCGACCTTCGCCGCAGCGTCTACGGCATCAACGAGGAATTCGGAGACTTCCGCGAAAACATCCGCGCGGCTGGCGATGGGCTGGGTGTCACATACAACGAGACGCTGGCGCTGTCGAAGTCGTTCGCGCAGCTATCCGGCGTGTCAGGCAGCGGCGGCATCGCGTCCGGCACGCGCGCCGGAATCGCGCTGTCTCGTCAGTTCGGTCTGGACCCGAGTCAAGGCGCGTCGATGATGGGGCGCATGTCGTTCCTTGGCTTGGGTGGCGGCGATCCGAAGAAGCAGGCGCAGATGCTGGCCGAAGCCATGGCCGGCAGCAACCTTGGCGCGCGTCAGTCTGATGCGGCCGAGGCGATGATTCGCTTTGCCGAGAGAAGCGCAAGCATGATCGGCGACGGCGGCAATGTTGCTGGCTATACCGGCCGGCTGCTGGCGCTGTTCAACAGCAGCGACAAGGGCATCCGCGCCAATGCGGCCGGCATCCTTGGCGGCTACGACGAATCTGTGCGGGCTGGTGGGCGCGCGGGAGACTCCGGCAAGAACTTCATCTACAACGTCATGTCGAGAAACGGCACGGACGACCCGTTCGACATCGAAATGGCGCTTGAAGGCGGCTTTGCCGGCAAGATGGGCAACGGCAAGATGATCGGCCCGGAGTTGATCAAGCAACTGAAATCGCAGTACGGCGGCATGGGTAAAAACGCCATGGCTTCCGCAACCAAGGGCTTGTTTGGCGGCAGCGCCACGATGGCGGCGAAGGTCATCGATCTGCTCGAAAAAAATCCATCCATGGGTAATGCCGAGGCTGCGAAGAAGGTCGAGGCGTTGATGGGGGATTTGAAGCGGGGAGACGCCGGCACGGATCTGCGCGTCGCGTCAGCCAACCTGAACAACGCGGCGCAGAAACTTCTCGGCGACAACATGCTGCCGGTCATGACCAAGATGAACGAGGTTCTGGGTGATCTGACGGCAGCGATCAATGAGTGGATCGGCAAGAAAGCACCTTCAGTTGTTGCCAAGGAATTGAAGGATCTGAACGATTCTCGCGGCCAGTCATCCAGGTTCAAACAATGGGGCGACTTTGGCGGCAAGCAGTGGATGTTAAATAAAAATTACCGAAGCGAAGGAGCTTTGAAGTCGCAAATGGGTGATCCGGGAAGCGAGCCATTCGCGTCTGGGTATATCGATGAAATGAGCCGCCCGCCAGGGAGCAGAAAGGTGGACAGCGAATTCATGCAGTCGGTCAGTGACTTGGCAGGAAAGCACAGGATCAAGTACATGGCTCCCGCATCTGAACGTGGCGGAACTCAACAGATCGGCATCATCGGCGGAAGTCCTGCTGATGCAGAGAAGTTTTCGAAGGCGGTCGACAAGTTGGCAAATATGGCCGGGTTCAAGGTCGATGTGAAGGTGGCTATCGACAAGAACGGCAGCGCCATACCGAAACCTACTCATAACCGATAACTGCTGATTTCGGTCGTGACGTCAGCATGAAGGCGTCGCGGCTAGGCTGATCCACCGAATAGGAATATCTGACCCGCTGTTCCGTGCCGCGACATCTTCCATCGCGGGCGAAGAGGTCAGTCATGTCGAGCATTATTCCGTTTCAGTTTGAAAGTAATTCCATCCTAGTGGCGGCAAATTCTGCCGGAGAGCCGGTGTTTGTGGCGAAGAACATCGCCGATGCGCTTGGATATAACCAAACCTCTGACGCACTAAACCATTGCAAGCATTCAGGCGTTTTGCCTGATTTGAATAAAATCAATGACTTGCATCCGGCTACAAAATGGATACCAGAATCCGACGTTTACCGTCTGATCATGCGCAGCAACATGCCGAATGCCGAACCGTTCCAGGATTGGGTGACTGAGACGGTTATCCCGTCTATCAGAAAGACCGGAGGCTATTCCTTGCCATCCAAAAAAGAAGCGCCGACAGCAATCAGCGCCAGCAAGGAATTCCGCGCTCTGTACGGCATCGCCCGCCTGATCGGCTGCGACAAGAACGTGGCAGCGATCAGCGCCAACCATGCCGTGCAAAAGCTGACCGGCCAGAACGTCCTGGCGCTGCTTGGTCACACGCACATCGAAGCCGAGAATCAATCCTCACTGTTCTTCACGCCGACTGAGCTTGGCGCTCGAATTGGTATCAGCGCGCGCAAGTTCAACATGCTGCTGGCAGAAGCCGGCATGCAGGCGAAGAAGGGCGAGCATTGGGTGCCGCTGGTCGCCGCCGAAGGCTTTTGCCGCATCCTGGATACCGGCAAGCGTCACGGCGACGGCACCATGATCCAACAGGTGAAATGGGCCGATAACGTCCTTGCGCTGGTCGAGAAGGTCGCATGATTCCAACCTTCGCGCCAAAGATCAGCGTTACCTTGAAAAAGGTGCAGCGCCGTCTCGGTGCAGATCGCATCGCCTACCTGTCCGAGTCGAGAATCCCGGATATCGACCTGACCGGCTTCCTGGGCGAGATGGGCGGCGTGACCACGCATCGCGCCATCAACCAACCGTCCGGCACGTTCAGCGTTACCCTGGCCGACAAGCTGGATGCAAAAAGCCACGACACGCTGTATGCCTCGATCGAGCCGATGGACATGATCGTCATCCGCATGGCTCGCTTGCAGAAAGGTGAGCTACCGATCGTCATGCGCGGCCTGGTGTCGCACGTTTCGCGCGACGAATCCATGGGCCAGGACGGCAAGCCGCATCGCACCATCACCGTCACAGGGCACGACTTCGGCAAGTTCCTGCAGATCATGCAGATCAGCTACCTGAAGGAGTACATCTACGGCAACTACCTGCTGACCAGCGTTCCGATGTACGAAGCCTATGGGCTGTGGTTCGGTAATCAGACGCCTGCCGGCTTCGTCAAGGCAATCATGAACAGCCTGGTGTCCGGTGAAGAAAAGGAAGGCAAGCCAGCACCGTTCCTGAAGGCGTTCTTCCTCAAAAGCGGGCTTGAATCCTGGGTGCAATTCGACGTTGACGCCAGCGTCGTCGGTGCTCGCGTCGGCCCGTTCGGCATGACCAACTACGAGGGCGACGTCTGGACGTTGATGTCGAACTGGTGCGACATCGGCTGGAACGAACTGTTCATCGAAGACCGCGAGGATTCCGCCTATCTGGTCTATCGCCCGGTGCCGTATTACGACCTGGAAGGCAAGTTGATCATGGAAGGAGACGGTGCCTGGCATGACGAATATGTGCCGGTGTCGATTTCAGAAGTGGAGCAGTTGAGCTTGTCTCGCTCGGACTCGAACGTTGCCAACTTCTTCCAGGTCGATGCGCCGATGGCGGAAATCATCAACCCGGAGTGGATCAAGATTCAGGCGCTGCAGAACGGGCTGGCGCTGGAAGAAGGCAACCGGAACTGTTCGCCCGATATTTACGGGTTGAAGAAGATGAACGCTCGCACGAACCAGAGCGCGGATACCAGCGTCGACATGAGCCTGCAAGCTGACCGCGCGGTGAAGCCGGAGCAGAGTGCGGCGATGGGCGACTGGTACCGCAAACGGCTGCGCCAGTTGCGCGCGATCAACGAGAACAACGTCATCTACGAAGAAGGCTCGATCCTGATGCGGGGCAACGAGGAGATCAAGCCTGGTCGCTACATCAAGCTCAAGCGCGGCAGCCGAGAAAGTCGCTTCTACGTGACGTCGGTATCGCAGCAGTTCACGCCGTTTCAGTCGTTCAAGACGACGCTGCAAGTGACGCGCGGCGAGAGCTACCTGCACCGAATCCAGGAAAACGGATTCCCGTACTTGGCCGAAAGAGAACCGAATGGCTAATCAACTCATGCGCGTGTTCGGCACGCATCCGGATACCTACACCGTCGACGTCGAGGACTGGCGCACCGGCTGGAAGTGCCTTGGCGTGCCAGTGATGGTCGGGCCGGCGACGGCTCGCACCGGCCTGGCGGATCTGCCGGTCTTCTCCGAAGAAAATCCTGGCATCGCCATCGTTGACACCATCGACGGTGCTCCGATCGTCATGGGCTTCCTGAATACCCGCATCAGTCAGATGCGCTTCGCCGATGGTCGCGCGATCTGGCGGCATGAGTCCGACGTCTATTTGAGCGTCGGCCGCGACGGCGAGACTGAATTGCGGCATCCATCCGGCGCGATGATCCGGATCGGCGAGAATGTCGCGCATGAGGATCTGACCGGTGACGACTACGATCGGGAATGGGCGATCACAAAGAATGCCGGCAAGGACATCAAGGTGGCGCTGCAAGTCGGCGCGGTCACGGTGACGATTTCATCGGCTGGCGTGGCGATCGTCTCGCCATCGCTGACCCATAACGGCCAGGACGTCGGCGATACGCATGTGCATGGCGGCGTGCAGTCCGGTGGTTCGAATACAGGCGTGCCGGCCTGAGTCGTGACGCGATGATTGGCGCATGCTGCCATCATCGCAAAAATCCAAGCCGATCAGCTTCATGCTGTTCGACCGCGACACCTTTCTCGAGGGCCGCGATCTTATTATTCGGCCGGAAGAAATGTCGCGCACAGAGCCGGTGCGCGCCAACATCACGCAGACCCTGGGCGGTGCCTGGGCCGACGACTTCGGCGCTGGACTGTCCACGATCAACATTGCCGGCCATACCGGCTGGCATGGCAGCCGCACCGAAGATGGAGAGGAACACTTCGCGCAACTGCGCAAGCTGATTGTCGAGCGCCGGCAGGAACTGCGCGAGTCGAAGGCCAAGGTCGGCGACCCGGACGATATCCGCTTGGTGCTGGCCGACCAATTGAACAACCAGGCGCTGTATGTGCAGCCGCAATCATTCCAGCTTCGCAGGCATAAGTCGCGCCCGCTGTTGAGCCAGTACAACATAACGCTGATGGTGCTGGGGACAATGGATTGGGAAGATGTCGCCACTAGCCAGGATTATGTCGTTGATGCCATCCACAACCCGACCCGCCACGAACTGGCACTGGCAGCGCTGGCGGAAGTGCAGCGCAAGAACAAGGAAGCCGGCGCGGAACTGAAGGATACTGGTCTGTCCGCCTCGATGGTAGCGACGGCTCAGTCCATGCTCGACAAGTCCGACGCTATGCTGACCAAGGTGCGCGAGTACGGCAAGGCAGCAAAAGGCGTCATTGACAGCACTGTCGAGCCACTGTTCAAGACATCGGCGATGGTGCTCGAAGCCAGCCGCAATGCGTTCCAGATTCTGGCGACTGCTGGCAATATTGCCGAATACGGTAAGGCTGTGCTGTCACGTATCGCCGCGAATTTCGGCGACGCGCTGTGCAACCTACAAAATGGTTTTCGGCGCTTGTTCACGTTGCCTGACTGGTCGAACCTGTTCGGCGCATCAACCTGTTCCAGCACTGGTGGCGGATTTCCGACCAGCCCTTGGGCGGCTGAAAATCCGTTTTACCGCGTATCACCATCCAATCCGGCTGCTGCGGCCAGCATGAGCACTGCCGGGCGATCCGCTGCCGACGAACTGCGCGGCGACCCGCTGAAAAACGCCTTGCCGGCCGATGAAATTATGCGGCGAATCGACAGCATCAGCAGCGGTTTGACGCTGGGGTCAATCGGATGACGCCGACCAAGACCATCCCCGGTTATCGCGTTATCCGCACGCTGCGCGGCGACACACTGCAACGCATCGCCGATCGAGAATTGGGCGATGCCGCGCTGTGGCCGGATCTGATCGACCTCAACAACCTGCGCTACCCATACATCACCGATGACGCGGCGCTGGCCGGAAACGGCGTGCTGCTGTCTGGCGACAGCCTGCGCATTCCAGCGAACACCATCGCGGAAATCCAGGACGAGACCAACGACGACCTGTTCGGCAACGACATCAAGTTGACGCGCGGCCTGTTGGTGGCAGTCGACGGAAATCTGTCGCTGACCGGTGGCGTCGATAACTTGGGCCAGGCGCTGCGGCATCTTGTCGTCACCGAACCTGGCGAACTGCTGATTCATCCGCGCTACGGCTGCGGCACCCGGCCATTCCTGGGGGCGAGCAACAGCCTGTCGAATGCCGTCGTTGCCGGCTCGCTGGTCAAGCGAGCCGTGCAGGCCGACCCGCGCATCAGCCGCGTGCAGGAAGCCACGGTCGCGGTCGAGGGCGACGTGCTGCGCATCAATATCCGGGCAGAGGCAATTCATGCCGTGCCGATCAACGTCGAGGCGATTGCGTAATGGCATTTCAGATAAAGGACACGTTGTCCGTTGTGGCGTCGATGGTCAACTTCATGCGCGCCACACAGACGCAGATCACCGACTTCAACGTCGGCGGCGTCGCCCGCACCATGGTTGAAGCACCGGCAATCGAAATTGACGAGCTTTACCAGATGATGTTCCGGGGGCTGAAAGAGGCCATCCCGGTATCGGTCTACAACAGCTTCGACTTCGCGCTGCTGCCAGCTGTAGGCGCAAGTGGAACGGTGCGCTTCACGCTGTCGCCGGTATCTGCTTCTGACACGCCAATTCCAGCCGGAACTGTCGTCACCGAACCTGGCGGGCGCTACCAGTACCTGACTGGCGTCGATGCGGTTATTGCCGCCAGTGCCAGCTATGTCGACATAACCTGCTACTGTTCTGATGTCGGGGTGGATACCAACGTCTCTGCGCTGGCGCTGACCACGTTGCAGAGCGCGATTGCCGGCGTGACCGTTTCCAACCCGAACGCCTTCGTCAACGGCGCGGACCTGGAAGACGACGCTGGGCGGAAAAGCCGCTTCCGCGACTACATCAGCAACATCGCTCGCGGCACTGTCGCTGCAATCAAATACGGCGCATCTACCGCGACGCTGAAGAATGCCGATGGTCTGGTAACTGAGCGCGTCGCTTCTGTTTCCGTTGTCGAGCCGTATCTTGTTGACCCGCTGACCTATCCGACAGCACTGGTGTGGCTCTACATCCACAATGGTAGCGGCGGCACATCTGTCGATCTGGTTGCCGATGCGCAAGCCATCATTGACGGCTACGAAGCCACGGACGGAACGCTGGTACCTGGCTACAAAGCGGCCGGCGTCATTGTCGAGGTATCGGCCGCTGTCGAAGTCGAAGTAGATGTTACCGCCACGGTGGTCATTGCCGACAATTACGATTCAGCAGTGGCGATCGCTGCGGCAGAAGTCGCAGTGGCTGAATATCTCGGCGGACTGGGTATCGGGCAATCGGCGCTGGTCGCCGAAATCATCGCCCTGATCATGGGCATCGACGGCATTCACAACTGCGCCGTCACCGCGCCGGCAGCCGACGTGGCTGTTGACGCTGACGAGAAGATCATGGCCGGTACGATGGCGATTACATGAACTCCGCGCTGACCCAAAAACTGCTCGGTCATCTGCACCGGATCTTCGACAAAGACCCTGGCCGCGAACTGGCATTGCGCATTCGCTATCCGGGCACGATGACCTGGCGTATCCGCGACGGCATTCTGAGCACGGTTGTCGATCCGCAAACTGTCACGGCCAGACCGCTTTACCTGGACGGAACGTGGCGGCTAGACGGCACGCAGGATCTTGATGGCGGCGATGGCTTCGCCACATCGAACCTGAACATTGACCTGTCGCAATACACGATCGCCGAACTGGCCGACTACGTCGCATCGCTTGGCGGCTACTCGATCGTCTACGAATCCGGCAATTACGGCAGCCTGTCGGCGCTGGTGCTGCTGGATGGCGAAGGCAATCAGGACGAGACCAACGGCGACCACTTCTACGCCTACACGTCGCTGCTGTGGAGCTATGTGTCGTCGCTGTCGGCGGAACTGGCGGATGCCGCGCTAGCGATCATCGAAATGCTCAAACAGATGAGCTTGCGCACAGCCGAGGGCTTCTGGCTCGATGAACTCGGCAGCTACTACAAAGTGCAGCGCATCCTTGGCGAATCAGATGCCGCATACGGGCCGCGCATCGTCGCCGAGACCTTGCGCCCGAAGGGCAACAACTTCGCCATCGCCGCCGCCATCAAAGAAGCGTCCGGCGTTGATGCCAGTGTTGTCGATTGCGCGCTGCTACCAGTTGAAACCAACTTCTTCGATGGCACATGGAACTTCGATGGTTCACGACGGTACGCGATCCACAATATCGCCGGCACCTACGGTCTGTTTGATGTGCTGGTCGAATACGACATCCTTGGCGACGCCAACGTCACCAGCTATATCCAGGCAGTGAGCGAACAGGTCAACCGCCTGCGCGACGCCGGCACCTACATGCGACAAATCGGCATCAGCGGGTCCAGCGAAATCGTTGACACCTACGACGCGCCAATTACCGATAGCTGCGACATCACCATTACAGAAGTCTGGCGCTACGACGGCAGCGTTCGCTTTGACGGTTCTGCGATGTTCGGAAGCCGCCTGATCTCAACCGAATCAATTTAAGGAAAAAACATGGCGAATTTGACCGCGATACCTGGCATGGACAGCGTTGCCCAGCTTGAGACAACGACGCTTGCCCTGGGTGGTGCGGGTGGCGTGATGAACGAGCAAGCGCAGGCTTTGCTGAACCGCACGGAGTATTTAAACGAGTTCGCTGCGCGCAACAACACATACAACAAAGCCCAACGCGGTGCGTTCGACCCGCTGACCAGCACGTCCGCCAGCATTGCGGTTGACCTTGATCTGTCGAACAACTTCAACCATACGCTGACGGAGAACACGACTCTTTCCGCGCCGACGAATGCGGTTGCCGGGCAGAGCGGCGTGATTCATTTTACGCAACATGCCAGTGCGGCGAAGACCTTGGCTTTTAATGCTTTCTGGTACTTCGGCGCAACGACACCCACGATCAGCGCAACGCTTGGTGCGAAGTGCGTGGTGAGCTATATCGTCGAGCCTGGCGCTACGAGGGCGATTTGTTCGATGGGTGGCGACTTGGCATGATAGTCCCCGGCGCAGGGTTTATTTTGTTTGGGGGTGGTGGTGGTGTTACTGCCTGTTACGGCTGTTCTGGCGAATACGCATTCAACGACACAGTATGGGGAGCGGGCACTGGCGTGACTTGGGACACGGATCATTTCGTTGCGCCGTATGCGAGCGGCCCGCAGATTGAAATTATTACGGATTCGCCGCAGTGCCAAAGTGAAGGAACGGTATCGCTTCAGATTGTTGTTGAAGCGGTGAATCCAAGTCTGGGTGGCGGTGCTGCTAACTTAACAATCAGCGTTCGTGATGAGTCGGATAATGTTTTTGAAAGTGAAGAGTTAATTTGGGACGGCACGGAAACCACGTTCACCTTTGATACCAATTTCCCCTGTGGGACTACAGGTAAGTTGAAAGTCGTGGTTTCTATTCTTGGTTTTATGGCAACCTGGGATTACCTGCACATCACTGCGGTAACGCTCAGTTGTGTCGAACTCGACCTGTCAGGGTGCTTTGGCAACACAGAAGAAGGCTGCACATCAGAATGTTACGTAGATATGATAGGGAATGAGGCTACAAATTGCGCCGCATTCGGCGGGGTTTGGGATTCGTTGACGAATCAATGCGTGAAATATGAACCGATTCCCGGTGAGGATGTTGCATATCAAGTTGTCAGATGCGGCCCTGGTGGGCACTAGTGACTGTCTCGGTCGTGATTTTGCGAATGCGCTTACTTCCAGCCAGACCAAAGGGTTTGAGCTTGGTTACGAAGTCGAGTTAACGGACAGCTAAGATATGGCCGAGTGCTTCTGGACCGACAAGATCAACGTGATCGAGGAATGCTCGGCGGCTTCTGCGTGCTACGGCTGTTCCGGCGAATACGCATTCAACGACACAGTATGGGAAGCTGGTCCAGGTGTGACTTGGGATACTGACCATTTCGTTGCGCCGTATGCGGGCAGCCCGGAGATTGAAATCACCACTGCTTTACCACAATGCCAAAGTGAAGGAACGGTATCGCTTCAGATTGTGGTTGAAGCAGTGAATCCGAGTTTTGGTGGGGGTATGGCCGCGCTTAGTATATCCATACGTGACGACGAAGATAACATTCTCGAAAGCAGCACATCGTCTTGGGACGGCATAGAAACCACTTTTACGCTTGATGCAACATTCCCGTATGTGACTACAGGCAAGTTGAAGATTAATATCTTCGTTCTTGGCATTATGGCAACCTGGGATTACCTACACATCACTGCGGTAACGCTCA